CCATCATCTTGTCAAATTGTATTAGAGAGATTGGTGTGGGTTCCAACCATTGGTCAAGCGTATCCGTGCCATGTTTTACTTCACAATAGCCCGTTGAACTATCAACAATGAATACAAAGTTACGTGGCATATCTATCATAAACACACCATCAACAGGCACTTGCATTTTAATTGTCATCTTCTTCATAATTACCGTTTTTAATTTCATTAGCAAATTTAACAATTTCTTCTGCGAGTTTGAACCTGTTCGTAACGGCATGGTGTCGCCCCTCCCAATACTTAACTGTAAACCGTTTGTCAACTGGTTTTTCTACCGTTTGCTGGTCGATATTGTTTCCAACGACCATTTTCCCAGTAAGCCACCTACATCGCAACCACGTCCCGCAATTGTCCTCACCTGTCTCATCACGATAAATGCAGCCATGTGTGCAGGTGTAGGAGCCAATTCGTATGTGTGGCTTAATTGGACATTTGTCGGTACACGACCCACCATTTAATTCATAATAGAATTTTTCAGTTTTCATTGTTATCGTTTTTTGAATTGTTTTCACCACCCAAAGCCCACACCCAAGAAGGATGCGAGCTTGTACATAGCGAAACCTGACTAACGCTAGTACGCGGGGTAGAGTTCTTTGTAAAAATCAGCTCTGTCGTGTGGGTGACACCACGCTAACAACTGTTCTTCAGTCTTTCCATTTAAGAACTTTCTTGGCAATTTCTTGTTCATCACCATACAATGTTCAATCATACGCTTTTTCAGTGTCTTCCTGTTTTGTTCCCGTACCATTGTGTCGGTCATTGTGATACGACCTTCAGTGTGCATTCCCATAGGGGTTAATAATTGTCCTTGCATCTTTATCGATTTTAGTAGTTAATATGAATTTGCATTATATTGCTATTTTGTGACGTTTGCATTTCAATTCTGTTTGTTGGCTGATAAACTCCCTATCATCTTCATTGAGGGTCTTGTACTGGTACACCCATGCCCACACGGTTGCGATTAAATTACGCCGTGTATGTACCTCTGTGAACCTTAATTTATGCTCTAGGGAATTTGGGGTGTACTGGGCGCCGTTTATTTTAACGGTGTTGGCATCTACGTATTCTAAAAACATTGTGTCAGGTATTAAGTGAGTAAATAAAAAGTGTGCAGGACTGTTACACCCTACACACAAACCTAATCAAAACTACTTCGAGCATTTAGGCAAGAAGCAATTCTGAATAGTTCCTGTATTTCTACAGATGTTATTGACTATTCCAAAAATGTCGTGATTAAAAGTCGAATCATCGCTTGTTAGGAGTTTTTTCAAATCAAGAGGTGTGTCATTATTATGACACGCCACCACATCCATCATTAAACTTATATGCTCAAATTGATTTGGATGTAGTTGGTGTGCTCTTTTTACGATTTTTGTAATAAGATTCTTTTCTTTGTGTGTGGTTTCCCAATTAATTGTTTTCATTTTGTCAGGTTTTAAAGTTTGTCTTGTTACCGTTTGTTTACACAAATATAGGACAAGATTTGAAAGAAACCAAACTTTTTTAAACTTTTTTTTAAAGAGTTGGTTCAAACCCCTGTAAATCCTAATCAAATTTTGTGTGCTTGGAATTACACTTTGTTTCAGTAATGGAACGTAGACAACGCCAAAACGCTTCACGTTCTTGCCACTTCAGTTTCTTGTAGTCTTTGGCTATACGGGTGGCGATATCATCCATATAATCAGGTGCCTTTTTCTTTTGCATCCTACGTAGGGTAATTTCCTCCTCGTTGGTACGAGATATTATCTGTATGGTGTTCATGTACTCACCATTGTACCAACCATCGAAATTCGAGTTCCTAAAGGCGTCACCCTCGCGTTCTGCAGAAACAATACTACACACACCACCACTGCCCGACAATTTACTACCGAATAGGAATAGGTCGTCCTCACCCAGTTTATCGATATCCTTGTATGTGTAACATAGTTTGGAACCATTGATGCGTCGCCCTGTGTAGACGAGTCTGATGCGTTGTGCTTTTTCTTTCTCAGCCATGTCTTTATCGTTTTTTAGTTCTTACAAAATTAGTAGTCAATTCAAATATATATCCCTTTGGAAATCGTTTGGCACACTCACTACCTATTGGCATAAGCCAGCAGTCACTATAAAGGGCTTTGTTATCGTATTTGTACGCACAACCACCATACGCACTAAAGATGTACAAGTTGCTTGTAGAGATCGCCTTACCACAACAGGGGCAAAACTCAAAACCACCTTGCTCTGCTTTATTCTTGGCGCTCTCGTACCGATCCTCATTACGTGGGTCGGGAATATCAATCATACCATATTGGTCTTCCTCTTGGTCTGTAAGGCTACGATCGATGGCTTTAATTTCTTTAATACTGATTTTAGGGTATTTCATATCGTCAGGTTTTAAGGGTTAAAAAAGGTGTGGCGACTATTACACCACCACACCAAAAGTGATTCTATTCCATTTCTTCTTGGTCAATAAAACAAACCACTTCAAATCCAGTGCCTGTATCGTATGTTCCAAGAATACCTTTTTTAACCAAACTACCAACAACACCCTTCACGGTTGGTATTGGCATTGATATTGCTTTACTGATGTCGATACAATCAACATCTGAATACAATTCACCAAAGTAACTGGCTAATGCTTCGTAAAGGTGGTCAAGTACAGTAGTTTCTTTTTCAGTAAGTTCGTTTGCTTGTTTAATGTCTTGTAGTTTCATGTCGTCAGGTTTTATAGGGTTTTTATTATACAATAGCTTTAATAGTGTGAAGGTTTTCTGCGCATATGGTACGAAAGCGTCTAGTAACATTATCCAACACCACAATACTCTCATTGATTGTGCAAATGCTACATACTTTACCAGTAACAGTTTCACCCGTACCAATAATAGTGATTTCTTGTCCTTTACTTACTTTGCTAATAATTGTTTGAATGTTTGTCATGTCGTCAGGTTTTAGTGTGTTATCGTTTCACTAAATTACAACAATGAAAATCAAAAGTCAAGTGAAATGAAAAATATTTTCAAAAAAGTGATATTTTCTATTCATTACCTTTGTACAAATAATTGTCAAACAATAGAAAAAATCTAATATTATGACACGTACCAAAATGAAAAAGAAACTTATACGTACCAAAAAGGGAAATATGAGTGAAGTGAAAGTCACAGAAACCAATAACAACAACGAACAGCAGTACACACTACAAGAACTAGAAGAGAAACTACACGAGAGGGATAAAGCATTTATTAAGGAGTACCTGTGTAATGGTTTCCATATTACTAACGCATATCTAAGAATATGGCCGAATGCGAGTAGGTTGACTGCGAATAATAATGGTTCGAAAAAACTTAGAGTGACCCTTAACCGACAATATCTCGAGGCAGTACGAGGAGAATTCGAACTCTTAACAGGGGTTTCTTTCCAGCGCCAATTAAGGGAATACGCCAAAATAGGCTACGCTTCAATAGCTGGTTTGCGAGACGGTTGGTACAAGCAAAAAGACTGGAATGAACTGGTAGATGAAAACCCAGATATCTTAGACGCCATTGAAACCATCGATACGAAAATCATATACCGTATGGATGAATACAAACAGTTACACCAAATCGAATACATCAAAGTCAAAATGCACAACCGTATTGAAGCATTGAAACAGATTGATGTCCTCCAGGGTTACAAGAAACCAGAGAAGGTTGAAATGAGTGGGGAAGTGAAAACATCTATTGATATTAACTCACTTACTGAAGAAGAACTCAATGTACTGTTGGAAGTCGCACGTAAGAAACTCAGATATGAATAGGGATTTGCGAAACCTACCCGCAGATAAAATACTGGTAGAGATAGAGAAGAGAGCCTGCGAACAATCCTTCTACCAATTCTTTTTATCCTTTTGGGACACCATAGTCCAAGAGGAGTTGGTAGATAACTGGCATATCAAAGTAATATGCGATGAGTTGCAGTACCTCAGTCATTTCATAATTAACCGTAAAAGGAAACCGTATGACCTAATCATTAACGTGCCTCCAGGGAGTACCAAGACCACAATCGTCTTACAATCGTTCCCTGCTTGGTTATGGGCTATCGACCCTACGGTTAGAATCATTAGTAGTTCCCACTCCAATGAACTTAGTATAGAGGCTGCAATGAAGACACGGGATATTATCGTCTCTCCTAAGTATAGGACGATGTTCCCACACGTAGTACTCCGTGGAGATAAAAGTGCTAAGAGAGCCTACGAAACAACCAAAGGCGGGACGCGTGATTGTACCAGTACAGGAAGTGGAATTACTGGTAGACACGCCCACGTGAAATTGATGGATGATTTACAGGATATACAGAAGGCTGAAAGTGAACCAGACAGAGAAGCAGCCATTCGTCATATGAAGACCCTGTTTACACGTGAAGTTGAAAAAGGTAATTCAGTCAATATACTGATAATGCAAAGGCTACATGAATTAGACTGTACTGCCTACCTACAGACATTGGCTAAAAAAGGTAAAAGGATAATCAAACACATTAATCTTCCAGCAGAACTAAATAATAGCGTCTCTCCACCCGAATTACGCAAGCACTATGTAAATGGGTTAATGGATCCTAAACGTATGTCACCTGAGATCCTAGACGAGAAGAAAGACGAACTAGGGACGTATGATTACCACAGCCAATTCCAACAAGACCCCACACCACCAGAAGGAGGAATGATTAAGCGTCGATGGTTTACTGTAATCGATGCAGAGACATCATTCACACACGTACCCCATGTTCACTTCTGGATTGATACTGGGTATGAAGAGAAGAAGAATGTCAATAAACGTACAGGGACAGCTAAGAATGACCCGACGGGCTTAATGGCTACGTACTTTAGAAATGGTAAGGTATATATCTTGGATTATCGTAGTGTGTATATGGAGATACACGATTTAGTGAAGTTCATCAATGACTGGGCACTGGAGTATGGGTACAGGGCTAGCAGGTCAATGATACACATAGAACCGAAAGCGAGTGGTAAATCAACCGTCCAAATGTTACGTCAGTTTACAGACTTAAACGTAAAAGAGATTGAGGGAAGGAAGGATAGTAAAGAAACTGAATTACGAAATATGTCACCACGCATAGAGGCAGGTCGTGTTGTGCTGGTACAGGGATCGTGGAATAGGAAGTATTTGGATGAGATATGTGGGTTTCCAAACGCTGCCCACGATGAAGCGGTCGATCTTACCTGTTATGCTGGTAAGAAGTATTTGAAGGGAAGTAATAAGAAGCGAAGCAGCGAGACATTAAATAAGGTAAGAAAGTATCTATCTTAAGAATGTGTTAAATTTGTAATCTAAATTAATTGTTAACAAAAATTTACGAAAATGAAAAAATTATTAGAAATTGGTGACCCTGTAAAAGTGGGTGACGAAGAATTAACTGTAAAGACAGTGAAGAAAAACTTCGGGACAGGTGAGATATCGTATCGTTTATCCGACGGTTCAGTAAAATCCCATAAGCAATTGTTTGGTGGTGATTTGAAAGCCAAAGTAAAATCCAAAAACGAGGACGCTTCATCTGGTAACAACGCTGCAAACGAAAAAACTGAAATCGAAAAGGTTCGTGAAGAATACGCAGAGGTTATTGGTAAAAAGGTAGCCAACGCTAAGAAGAATGACAAAGAGTGGATGGAAGACAAAATCAATGAAGCAAAGGTAGAAGCAATCCAGGCGCTTGATATCGATGAGTTATCAGACGTGATTGAAGAAAAGGAACTGGACATTGAACCATCTGACTACGAAGAAGTAGAAGACCTTTGCCAAGCAGTATTGGAAGAACTGGGTTTGGTAGAAGCCTAAGCCTGAGTGAATAATTATTTAATAGATTGAGCCATGACAAGAGAACAGCTAGATATAATATTAGCCAACACGGATATAGCGGCTGTAGTGAAAGCCCTTCAAGTAAGTAGCTATGGAAACATCATACCAGAGTGGTCAGACTTAGAAGAACAATATGACCCTCTACAACATGCTATCTTCAATACAACATTGTATCCACCCAAACTTGGGGACAATGGTCAGGACGACTTTAAAAGAACTCCTCTGGCGTTACAAAAGCTGGCTGTAAACCGTGTGGCTCAATCTATGTTTAGTACACCCGTGCAGAGGATGTATGGGGAAGCAGAAGACAACGAACAAGAAAAGGACGCAATTAACCTTGTAGAGGAAGTGTACAGGGTAAGGAATAGCATAGATGGTTCTAACATCGAAAGAGCCAAACAATTACTCGCCACCTGTCAAGTCTGCACCGTGTGGAACGTGGTAGAGAAACCGATGACGGTTGGTGAGGAGCAAAGCAAATACACGCTAAGGCATAACATATACAGTGAAATGAACGGATATAAGTTATATCCAATCATTGACGAGGCGGGCGACTTACTTGTAATGAGTATCTTTTACAAGGACGAAACAGGAACAGACTATATGGACACGTACATTAACGGGTATGATACAACCAAGCCCCAGTACTTCAGATTCGCTAAATTAGATAAATGGGCAATCGACCAAGAGGCTCAACAAGAACTAGAGGTGTTCCCAGTGCTGTATATGTACACAAGAGAACCAGTATGGGGAGGGGAAGCTGGTACAGCATTGGTAGAACAACTGGAAGAAATGGAAAGCTATCAAGGCTTATACATTAAGAGAAACACCGTACCCACATTCACCATCGATTACGGTGAGATTGAAGAAGGTGACCTAAAAGAGGGGGACGAGGATAAGGAAACCAGTAATGACAGTCGTCGTATTATTGAACTGGGCAGAGGCGGTGAAATGAAGGACGTGACTTGGAAGGGAGCCACAGAGGCTATCGAAGCTAGATATAAACGTATTAAGAATGCGTTCTTTGAACAGATACAAGTACCAGACACCTCATTCGCTAATATGATAGCAAGTAATACCAGTGCAGAAAATAAGGAATTGATATTCGCAGATGCTAGGGCAAAGGCAGAGGACATTGGTGGTGAATGGGAAACGATGTTTTACAGTGAACTAGAGATAGTGAAAACAATGTTGGGTATTATGTTCAGCAAATATGCACAACAACTAGCCAAGTTCAGTGTCCGTAGTAAGATTAAGCCATACAATGTACGCAATAGATTAGAGGTAGCCGAGTACATAGCCACAGCAGGTAACGCAATGAGTTTAGAAACGAAAGTAGGGGTATTAGATGAGGTGGATAACGTAGAAGCTGAAGTCAAGCGCATAGAAGTCGAAATGGGCGCAACCAACAACATGCTAGGAGAAGAATAAGAATATGGCGGGTGCAAGTTACATACCAAAAGAGAAAGTTGAAGAACTTCGTCGTTGGGCTAAAAGTGAACAAGGCAAAAAGCAGATTAATGAAATTTGTGAACAGGCGTACAAGGAAGCACAGCCCTATAGAGATATGACAAAAATAGATTGGAAATTACTACAAGAACCTTACACAATCTAATATGCCTATACCAAGTCAAAGGAAATGGGATGATGAATTTAACAAGCGCCGTGAGTATTACCTCAGGCGCATTCGTCGTTATTATAATGCAGTAATAAAAGAGGTCAGTCAAATGACCGTTGGCGTATCCCTCAACAAGAACGATGAATTCTACTGGCGTAACTACCCAGCACTCAACGAGAAGATGAACGCCCTTATTAAGGAATTATATACGAACGTGTATGGTGATTCAGTTATGGGTATTAATACAGGGTGGCAGCTGGCAGTAGATAAGAACAATGAACTGGTCAAATACGTGTTCGGTACTACGTTAAATGAACTTTCAACCACAGTACGCAACAACTATCTATCCAATAATGGGGGGGCTCGTAGAAACTTCCTATACCGTAAAGATGGAAAAGATGGTTTACGGTTAAGCCAAAAAGTATGGCGTAATACGAGACAATTCAAAACAGAATTAGAACTAGCCTTAGAGGTAGGTATTGGTAAAGGGAATTCGGCTCAAACAATAGCTAGAAACATTACGGGATACCTAAACGACCCTGACAGACTGTATCGTCGCGTTAGAGACAAGGAAAACGGGATACTAAGACTATCTAAGGCAGGCAAAGCATACAATCCTGGACAGGGTAGGTATAGAAGTTCATACAAAAACGCAATGCGCCTGGCTCGTAATGAAATCAACTTCAGTTACGAGGGCAGTAATACTGAGAAGCGTAAACAGTTAGACTTCATAGTTGGTGTACGAATACAAACAACACCTGGACACGATCCTTCCAGTGACAAAGGAGCTGTGAAATGTATAGACCTTCAAGGTGATTACCCAAAAAACTTTGACTTCACTTACAAATGGCATGTCAACTGTCTGTGTATTAGCACACCCATACTAAAGACACGCGGGGAATTAGATAAGGACACAGAGAAGATATTAGAGGGGGAACAACCAGATACACCCAGTACACGACAAGTAGATGGTATGCCAGTGAGTTACAAGAATTGGCAAACACAGTACAACAAGGATTTAACAAAAATGAAAAATCAACCACGTTTCATCCAACAGAACAAGAAACTAATAGATGGTAAATAAATCATCTAGTTTTCAAATTCATTATATTTGTATCAAATTAACTTTTTAAACAAAAAACTCATGTACGAAAAAATCTTACAGAAACTGAAGACACAACGAGGAGAAAACTCGTCTGTGACTGACAAGTCATTAGAAGACTTGGCAAGAACATTAGAAAAGGTGATAACCACCGAAGAAGCATTAGAAAGTGCAGATTTCACACCAGCCATCAAAAGCATTGACGGTAACATTAACAAAAAAGCGTCCGATGCAGTAAAAACAGCTCAGCAAAAAGCTGACGAAGAAGCTGCAGAGAAAAAAAGGCTCGCAGATGAGGAGGCTGAAAAAAGGCGTAAGGAGAAAGAAGTAGACGACAACGGTGAAATTCCTGCTTGGGCAAAGACGTTGATGAAACAGAATGAAGCCCTTCAGGAACAAAACAAAAAGTTGCAAACCCAATTTGACCGTAGAAGCGCTGAAGAAATCAAGGCTGACCGCTTAAACTTAATTAAAGGTAAATTGAAAGACCTGCCGGAGTACTACACTACTCCAATCGTCAGCGGTTTTGATAGTATGCAGTTCGAAAACGAAGATGCATTCAATTCCTACCTTGAAAGAGTTGGTAAAAGTGGGGAGGAGTTTGCGCAACAAGCTAAAGAACATGGCTTGCCAAGTAGTACACCAAAACCAGCACAACAACCAGACAAAACTGGTCAAACTGGTGAGTTGAAGGACGCCATGAAAATGGTTAAAGAGGAGAAAGAAAAGTTAGAACAAAAATCTTAAGTTAAACAAAAATCTTTTTAAGCAATGAAGCAAATATCAAAAAGTGCTGACAAGCAAACAAAAAAGGTTATCATCAATCGTATTGCTGATATTCCTGCGGGCATCTCGTTGGTTTTGTCTACATTGGTTGCCGGTACAGTTGTTCCTGAGGGCACACCTGTTACTGCACCAGTAGATGGCAAAAGAACAGTTTGCAAATCCGCAAAATTATTGGCAGGGTCTACGACTACTGTCATGCGTGTTGAAAGTGCAACCAACCAATTCAAGACTGGAGACATCGCATTCCAGGTTGCTGGGGGAGCTGCTTATGCTGGTACAGTTGCCCGTGAGGCAGGTACTGTGGGCGGTGTCGTTTACGATACTATCACAGTAGGTACGGCGTTAGAAAGCGCAGCTGAAGGTACAGTTATTTATCAGTCAAGTGTTGCGGCTGGTGAGGGAGCTGATACTGGTGCTTTAGAAAACACCGCAGACGCTATATTGAAGGAGGCGTTCGAAGTTCCTTCAGGAGACCACGTTATTTTCATGGCAGACGCTTTCATTCGTGCAGACGTATTGAAAGATGCTATTGGTGCTTTGTACCTAGCAACCATGAATGGTATCGGTGAGGTTAGTTATTAATTAAAAGATAGGAGATAAAAACAATGACTGGAAAAAATAAACCCGTTGAAGTTGCTTCTATGCTAACCACTGAAGATATTCAGGCTTGGTACGAAGCAAATCCCTTACCACCATCAAAGGCGGAAGGAACCTTCCCGATTATCGGATCGGAGAATACGTATTGGAAAACAATGCAGAATAGATCATTGAAAAAGAATATTGCTGCTGATCCTATTTCACCAAACTCAACCGTTCCTGTGTCAGGGCGTAAAGGGTTCAAGGATGTTATGGGTGAGATGGCAACATTTGGTAAAGGTCGTGAAATGACTGCTGACGAAATTGAAAAGTTCGAAAGACTTAAAAGAAATTTCGCACAGTTACAGAACGCTACTGCTGCTCGTGAACTGTTAGACTATTACGGAGATGATTTAGGTTTTGTGAGAGACGCGATGTACGCCGAAATGACTTACTTAGATTGGACTTTGATTAGTTCAGCTTGTGAGATTGGTTTCGTCGCTGCAAACAGTCCTTACATGCAAGGAATCACTGGTATGGATTACGGTTTGGAAGCTTGGCAGAAAGACGCCGTTGGTACAAGTTGGGACAACCCAGCTGCAGAGATACTTGGCGACATCGAATCTGCGATTGACCTTGGGGACGAATATAGTAAGGTGTATACAACCATCTTCATCAATAAGAAGTGGTGGACATATGTTAGAAACAATACGCAGATTCAGAAATACACTGCGTCACTTGCTGCTAACTTGTTTGACACCCAAGCACCCCCAACATTGGATGCAGTTAACGCAATGCTTGCACAATACTTCTCAGGGCCTATTGCCTTTGAGGTTATTGATGAGCGCGTAACTAGAGTAGACCTTGATGGTAACGAAGTGACATCTAATCCGTTTGCTAACGGTGTAGCTGTTTTCGCACAGTCAAAAGTACTTGGTCATTTCCAATGGAATGCTTTACCAATCATCGACCCTCGCGAAACGACGGAGTCTTGGTTTACAGTTGGTAACATTACGAAGGTTGATCCATCTTATAGCAAGATTTATGCTAAAGGACGTGGCTTCCCAGTAATAGATACATATCACGAAAACTTCTATTTGAAAGTAGACGCTGTTGCGTGGTAATAACTAAAAACTGAAAGCCATGACTATCAAGGAAGCTTTGACATCATTAGTACAGTACCCCATCCCAGACGCCAACGTCGAAAAGATCGGCGTAGACAGGGGTTTAACCTTAACAGAGGAGTACACCACCACAATTGCTGAATCCGATGCCTACAGATTGGCTGAGGCGGACTTGTTCATGTATATGTTCACAGCCCCAGATTTGAAGGAACAGGAAATCAGTATTACGCCTGCAGACCGTAAGAACTACAAGAACAGAGCGAATAGAGTGTACGGTGAACTGAACGACCCCGCCTTTAGTGGTAGACGCTATGGGTTGATTGGTGAAAACTACAATGGATAGATACTATGGAGTTAGACAATGCTTATATAGCTTTTCATAAACAGACAGGAGGGGGATACGACGAAAATCGTAACCCCATACCTCCTGCTGATGAGGTTTCAGCTTATGTCCCTTGTAATCTACAGCAGATTAAGAGGGATTATCGCATGCTGGTAGATGGTCAGTATGTACAAGCAAAGTATAGTATCTATATCAAACCTTCCGAAATGCCTGATGGTTACGACGCCAATGCTCTTACAATGTGTAGATTGAAGAATTTAGATGGTGTCGTGTTGGGTGACTTCATAGTACATTCCAACGAGCCTTTGAGTTTGTTTAAGAAGAATAAATTAATATTGAGAGATGTTTCAGCTCAAGAATAAAAAAGCAGTCAATAAGGCTTTGCAGGATTATGGTGCGAAGGTTGAGAAGGCTTTGCTCTACAATCTCCAATATTTAGTCATTCAATTAGAGAATCATGCAAAGGAATCAGCAGGGTATCAAGATAGAACAGGAAACCTAAAATCAAGCATCGGTGGGGTTGTGTTAAAAAATGGCCGCCCCGTCTCTTATGTGGGGTTTACTAACACGGGGAAAGGGTCTAGTACTGGAAAAACCTATTTAGACCAAATAAGCCAAAAATATACGTCAGGTTATGTGCTCATAATTGTAGCGGGAATGGAATACGCCACATATGTTGAGAACCTGCACGGATTAAACGTGTTACAGAAAAGCAAACTGCGTATGGAACGCGAGTTGCCTTTACTATTGGAACGATTAAAACAAACGATATGAAAACTACGACGGATGTCATAACAGATGTGATTGAGGTTATCAAAGCTAGCAGTATTCCTGCGAATACGAATGGGGAGATATACCGTAAGACACGTCCAACAGAAAGCGAGTTAGAGGATACGGTTGTCCATATCATTCCAGGTGTACAGGGGAAGTTCGTATTTGATGGCACTGTGTTTGTTAAAATCTTCTATAAGAATATTCAATTGGGTACTACATGGGCTGAAAATAGTACACGTGCTGTACAACTCGAAGCTCTACTGTACCAGTTGTCACAAAATTTACTGGATATGCCTGAGTATACTTACTACATCCAAAGTCGAGAGATATACACGGAACCAGTTCTGGAAGTTCAACAGTATTATGCAATACTAAAAATTAATTTTAAATATTTGAATTCATGAAAACATCCATAAAAGTTAAGAAATTATGGTACGGTCCTATCGAAGCCGATGGTGGAATCAGTACCCAGCTAACGGAGCTTCAAATTGGAACCCGTGAAGCGACATGTCAGTTTAACGGCTCAGACGCCGACACGACTACATATAAGAACGTGCTTGGTGACGTAGTCGAAAGTGCCATTGTAAAAGGTGACACAACGATGAATTTCCAATTTGCGGACTTTGATGCAGAAGTGATTGCAGACATGATTGGTGGTGTGGTTGTTGAGGACGCAGATTCAATTCGTTTTGAATCCCCAGCAAATCCAAACCAATCAATCGAACGTTCGATTCTGTTCTTAACAGACAAGAACGTGTTGGTAAGTCTACCAAGATGTTCATTCGATGCGTTCCCAATCATGAACGACGACGACTTGCATTACTTCCAAGTCAACACAACTGTTCTCACTCCTTCTAAGGTTGGTGAACCAACTTATGCAATGGACCTTATTAAAGCAGCAGCTATTAGTAATGCTGAAATCACTGCCTTTAGTATGGAAGAACAAACTGGACCTGCTACAATTACTTCAGGTACGGGTGAAATTGATATCGAAGTTGCTAACGGAACAGATGTCACAGACCTTGTCCCAACTATCGCAATTTCACTTGGAGCGTCTATCGCACCAGTTAACAAAGTTGCACAAGACTTCACGAACCCTGTTGAGTACGTTGTTACTGCCGCAGATGGTACGACTAAGACTTGGACTGTTACTGTTACCGTAGCTGCTTAATTAGTGTAAGAAGCGATGAGAGAACAATTAGCGGACATAGCAGCTAATGATCCTGTCAGATTAAAAGGTTTCAAGGTGTTAGGGATTTTTCCCTTTCACCTTAGATACCTTACTGCAAGAACACATATCAGAATGTGTAAGGTAAGGGCACAGATGCAGGCGTTGTTACCAGAAGGACAGGAGGAACCTACGGTTAATGATTTCTATAATCCAACCGTTCAGGAGCCTTTACTCCCCTTATTATTTAAGTACTGTATGATCGGAATATTAAATCAACGTCCATTTGGTTGGGTGTTGGTTCCCTTTATATACCTTAAACTAAGACGCTCAAGCCAACGACAGATTTGGCAGATGTATATGACTCTCTATAAAATGGCTGAACCCGCTTTTTTTTTCAGCTATTGGAAGATGGTTCACATGAAGGACAATACCCTATTAAAGGAGGCAACACAATAATGGGATATATATTCGCATACCAAGAGAAAACAGGTATGGGAATTGAAGAAATTATGAGGACGCCTTGGTTGATGATTGTTCTTGGTATGTTAACAGCACCCTCCATCGATTACGACAAAGTGAAAGAAGAACGCGAATCATCCAATGGAACAACGAAAACAAATAACAACGAAAAGATCCCACAAACGGCTAAAGATGAAATGGCGGCTATCAGTGGACTCTTTGGTTAAACAACACACGCGATGCCTGGATTAGAATTTACAAGTGGAATAGACAGGGGTTTTGAAAAGGACCTGTCTCGCATGAATAAGTCTATGAATAAGTTCAGTACCAATGTAGAGTCACAGACACAACAACTGGATGATTCATTTTCAGAACTGGGCAGCACTATTAGAAACACGGTATCCATCCTCGCCATCGGTGCTGCTGGGCGTGAGATAATAAACTTCAATAAAGACTTGGAAACGTCTTTAAAAGAAGTCCAAACTATTTCCGGCGCGGTGACAGAAGACTTCGAGGGTTACCGAGATATCCTTATTGAAATGGCTACCCAGTCAAACAAAACAGCAATAGAGCTTGGGAATGCTTTTTACGATGTTGTTTCGGCTGGGTATGATGGTGCTGCTGGTTTAGAATTACTGAATGCTGCTAATAAAGCAAGTGTGGCGGGGTTCGTAGATATTAAAGTAGCCGCCGATGGTTTAACAACTGTACTGAATGCTTGGAAACTGGAAGCAACGGAATCTGGGCGGGTCAACGATGTTCTTTTCAATACGGTTAAATATGGTAAGACGACGTTCGATCAATTGGCTGGTAGCATAGCCGTTGTCGCCCCATTGGCAGCGAGTGCGGGAATACCTTTGGAAGAAATTACAGCAGCGATTGCGACATTAACCAAACAGGGAACACCAACCGCCCAAGCAATCACACAGATACGTTCTTCTATTATTGCCATGAACCCGATTTTAGGAGACGGATGGTCGGAACTAATGACCTACCAAGAAGCCATACAACAGGTAGCCGACAAAGCAGGTGGAAGCCAAACCCAACTGAAAGACATGCTTGGGAGGGTTGAGGCGGTCAACGGTGTTCTCGGGCTAACAGGAATCAATGCTAAGGGAGCTGCTCAAGATTTATTGGCAATGAGTGAGAGTGCTGGTGTGGTCGATGCAGCATTCGACCAAGTAACGGAAAGTGCCGATTTCCAAATCAACCAACTTAAAAACAATTTACTCGCAACGTTTAGTGATTTAGGCAATGATGCCGTTAAAACCATTTCTAAATTAGCGGGCAACTTGAACGAAGCATTTGACTCTGGTGATATTGATAAGTACTTGACAGCCATAAAAGCTCTATCGGCTGCGTTTATTACTTATAAGGTGTCTACCTTGGCGTTATCAAAAGCTGCTAAGATACGCACGGCAAACTCGTTGAGAGCGGCGCAATTGGAAGGTTTATACATTGCTAAGAATTTAACCGCGCAAGAAAAGCAGCAATTAGGCATTACCAACATAAACAAACTCACAAAAGCGCAGTTATTAACGATTAAGCAAAAACAGGTTGAGGAATTACGTGAATTACAGATTATTGTTGATAAGCAAAAAGTAATCAAATCGAGTGCTATTATTGAGGCGCAGAAAAACAAATTAGCCATTAATTCACTTAATGCTAAAATAGCAGCAGAAAAAATAGCATTAACACAGGCAAAAACATCTGGCGATTTAACCAAGTACAAAATCATTCAACAACGCATTGAAAACTTGGAGAACCAAAAAGCGTCAGCGGTTATTACCCAGAAAGCAACCACTGAAAAAATTGCTACCGCTACTAAACAGGGAAATATAGCGGCTACTCAAGCAGGGATTATTCAAACACGTTTGGACACGGCAACCACTAAAGGAGCCACCGCAACCAAAAATGCATTCACCATTGCTACTTTAAGATTAACCACAGCGATGCGGGCAATGAGAGTAGCGTTCGCCACAAACCCGATTGGATTAATCGTAACGGCATTATCCCTCGCTATACCATTCTTAATTGATTTTAATGATGAGTTAAGTAAGAGTGAGGAGTTAGCGCAGGATTTAAATGATGTCACCGACAAAACAACATCCGCCGTTGAAAAAGAAACAAGGGCATTGGGTACATACCGTTCTATGTTAAGCCGTACGGAACCCGGAAGTGCTAGGCGTGTTGCCTTAATAAATGAATTGAACGATGAGTACCCGGATTTACTTAAAAATATTGATGGGGAACAAGCCTCAATGGGGGATTTAAATAAGGTATTTGATACATACATTAAAAACCTTGAAAAAGTAACCCGTCTAAAAATACTTCAGTCGAAACTAGAGGAATTAATTGCGGAGCAAGAATCAGTATCCAGTAATGCAGAATTGAGCGAGTATGAAGCAGCTATAGAGTCCAAACGTATACAACAACGCAAGGACGCTTTATTTGCTGAAATACAATATCAAAAAAATGTTGTGGATCTCGGTAAACAATATGCTGATTTATTCAAGGAACGTGAAAAAATATTAGCGGAAATAGAAAAGACGCCCGAGTTGGTACGTGAACTTGGTGATGAAGTGCTATTTACATTTGAGCAATTTAAGAAGGCTTATTTATTTACTTTAGATGAGGGGGCGCAGCCAGATAGTGACAATGTTTTACGGGATCGCTATAAAGCATATTTAGCAGCAGCGGACGAAAGCCTTAAAGATGCTGATGATTTGCAATCAAAGTTGGCAGCAATCAATGCTAAGTTGTTAGCCATTGAGGAGGGGACTTTAGGAACTGGGGGAAAGACTGGAGCAGGTACAGTAGCACAGTTACAGACCATCAAAAAACTGGAAGATGAGATTAGTGACTTAGAAACCAAACGACAAGAACAAACGGGTATCGTTAACCAAGCGGAATTGGATAGGTTACAGGTGGAGATTGACACTAAACAAGCCCGTGTAGACCAGTTAAACAAATCCTTGACAGAACGTACATTAGAAGCGGCAGAATTAACCTACCAAAAGGAAATCAATTTAATAGAACAGAAGTATGGTACAGAAGAAAAGTTGGCGTACGAAAAGAATGAAGCCTTACTACAAGCAGAACGCGAGTATTTAGAAAAGGTTTTAACACTTACGAAAGATAAGTTGGAACAAGAACAAATACGCGGACAAATACAATTGATTGATGATGAGTCTTTACAAAATCAGAAAGACCAGTTATCCGCGTTAGTAGATCAATTCAAAACGTACACAGAACAAAGAACAGAAATTGAGAAGGACTACCAAGAAAAGATAAATGATCTGTACGAAAAAGGGTACGGTGAAAAAGCTAAAGTAGCAGAAAGGGCTTTAGCTCGGGAGTTAGAAGAATTGGATGATAACATTCTTAAACAGAATAAGAAATATCAAGACTGGTTGGAAAAGGATTTACCAAAAGCAGCAGAAGCAGGGGTGGTGGAAATTCAAAAACGGTTACAAGCATTAAATGAAAGGATAAAACTTGATACTACTTTATCTCCTGAGGATATATTGGTAATCACCAATATGATTGAGAAGTTGAATAAAGCAACAGCCACAAGCACCAAATCATTTCAGGATACTGTCGAGGTGATGAATAATGTGCGGGAGTTGACAAATGATTTGGTAGATAGTTTTGGAAACGCAGGTTCTGAGATTGGGATAATGGTGAAAGGGATTGCCGGCGCGACTCAGGGGTTTGTTGGAATGTTGAAAGCAATTAAGGGAATTGATGCAGCAGCCTCTGACTTGGATAAAGCCTCCGCAGTACTCATCGCATTGAGTGCGGCGGTTAAGGTGTACGCTTCACTGCAGCAGGCAGTTGAGGATATAGAAACAAGAAGAACTGACGCTGCTGTAAAACAAATCAAATATCAACAAGTGTATAACCGTTTATTGATTGAGCAAAACCAATTGGCGGAAGAGAGTACTTCTTATTTTAGCCAAAACCGATGGCAAGAAGCATTGCGAGGATTGGGCGCTTATAATAATGTTTTAGGAAATCAAAAAGACATTCTACTACAAATCCAAACATACAACGAAGAAAACATACAAGGGGTTGAGTCTTTTGGAAAATCGTACCTTGAAAGTCTGATAACGCCTCTTGGTGGGTTTAGCTTGGCCGTGAAAGGTGTTAGGAAGTTGTTTAATAAAGAAGCGGAGAACATTAAGGTCGTAGACCCGGATAAGGTAAAAAGTGACGTAGAAGCAGCCTTAAACAGTATCCTAGCCACAACAAAAGACCGTGGAAAGTTCGCTGAGACATTTGGCTTTGAAGACCAATTCGAAAGTCTGTTGAGTCTATATCCAGAGTTGGTTGATGCAAATGGACAACTTAATACCGAATTGTTGAAAACTGTGGTGAATACTGAAAACCTATCAGAGGAGAACCAACAATTTTTAGAAGGTTTGATAGAGAATACTGATCTACTGGAAACAGCATACGACCAATTCGCCCAGTACATATCCAGTATTTTTGGCAATGTGGCTGGTGAAGTCACCAAAGCATTTCAAGATATGTATGAGGGGGGCGATCAGTCTTTAAAGGGGCTCAGTGCTAGTATGTCCACAATGATTGAGAACTTTACGCGGGACACCATTGAGTTTGCTTTATTACAACCTTTTATAGATAAGTTGGACAAGGCGACAAAAGAAAGCGCGACGGCCTATGCAAAAGGAGATATCCCAGCAGCGGAACTACAAGAAGACGTTATTAGTTCACTCGGTGAGTTTTACAATAACCTATCCGGCGCACAGGAGGATATATTAGATGCTTTTAAAAAGGCAGATGAGTTAGCGGAACAAGCTGGTTTCGAATCTGCGTTTAGTGGAGACGCCGGCGGACCTGATAAAGCACCCGCAGGGGCGATCGTATCTGCGGCAATAACAGAAGAGTCAGCCTCAAGTTTGGTGGGACGTTTAGGAGCAATTATGTTATCAAATCAAATCATCGCAGATAACAGTTCAGAAATCTATCAAAATAGTTTAGTAAATTTGGTAGTATTAAATGCGATTAAAGAGTATACGAGTTATCTACCACAGATAGCAGAGAATACACGTAGGACAGTTGAAAACTTAGAAGCATAAGAATATGAAATTTTACATTGATAATAAAGACTTAGAAGCCACCTACGGCGTGAAGGTACTAGACCACACAGGTCTACTATCATTTGCCAATGAGCGTCCCGACACGAGGGTATGGCAAGACAAGTCTGGTGTTGAGAAGTTGTTAACCAACCAACGCTTTGATAGCAATGAGTTCGTTTTCTTTTGTTTGGTAAAGGCAGGTGACCAATTATCGGCTCGTCAAAAAGTAGATGACCTGATTAGTTATATGTTTGATAAGGGTTTGTTTGTCTTGTCAATAAGAGAGGATGATGTAGACCCAGACCCGACCAAAAGATTTGCAGTATTGGCTGAACGTTCTACCACTATCGTCCCAACGGTGCACATACGCCTACAGAACTCTCTATACGTGTTTAAACTGGGATTCAGGGACGTTAACCCTAACGCCATTAAATACTACACGCAAATCACAGGAAACACAGTCACAGTGACGTATGATAAGGGAAGAAGTTCTAACATCTTCTGGGGAGACGGTGATCGGGGGGATGTCAGTAACTCAGGCAACTATACGAAAGATGATTACACAGCCGACGGCTTGGTAGAGATTATTATCGACGTTGATAAAACAGATTCCTCAGTCAATGTACTGGTAGCAGACTTTGAAGCGGATGTACTAGCTGGTGAAGCATTTTTAGATGTTCAGTTCACAGATAATAGTACAGGGGGCGTTGCGGTCTGGAGTTGGGACTTTGGAGATGGTAGTACCAGTGATCAACAGAACCCCTTACACACGTACAATGAAGCAGGAACATACACGGTCACTCTTGTTGTGTTTAATACAGAACAAGGACAAGCAATTGAAACAAAGACAAATTATATCACGGTAACCCCTGGAACGTTAAGCATTAGCGATTCGGAGTCGTTATTGATTGATAATACGGAATCATTAAATACTAATAATTAATCAACATGGGAAAGAGAACATACGATTTAACCAAAATGACGATAACAGAATTAGCAGCTTTGATTGCTAGTGCTGTTATTCCGGTAGATGACAGCAGCTTGTCTGCTGGGGAAGCTAAACACGTCAAACTATCCGAACTATTATTAGACGGGGCTATGGACGACAGCGGTGATACACTAGCCAATCGAACAAACGTTGTTACACCAAAGGCATTGAAAGCTACGGTAGCCAGTGAGGATGTAACTGGGGTCATACGAGTGGCCACTGAGGCTAATTTAGGGTCGTTAGATAATGACAATGCTGTGGTGGCTAATAACTTGCGCAAAGCACTTGAAAAAGGACAAGAGGTTTACCATGTAACAGGAACACCCTCACAGGGCGTACTCGAGTGTGATATACGTTTCATACGCCAAGGCCAAGTATGTTTCATGACGGGGCGTTTTAAGTTTGACTTCAGTATATGGGGACAGGCACAGGTAGCCGCCATTACATTTGCAAACGTTCCTGCATGGGCTAAGCCAGCAACCAAGGCAGCAGTAGCAGGGGCGTTTGATGTACAGGCCCCGACTGTGCCGTTGAATGGTAATTGTAGGATGGCAACGGCAAACGATTTACGAATTGATTTATTTTCATACACAACATTGAGCGGAACTGGGAACATTGTAGTGAGTTCATGTTGGTTTGTAGGGGAGACAGCATAATGTTGATTTCAATCTTTAGAAATAATATACTCGTTACTCAGGTAAGACCCGACAACAACTCCGAATACACTTGTAAAAAAGAGTTGCAGGATAGAATACGTTTGAGTTTTCGTAGTGATACTTTCATAGAGTTAAAGATTGGTGACTTTATCATTTACGAAAAGAATGGGCTTCAATACTATTTAAACGAACAACCAAGAGTCTTATCCAAGCCTAGAGAATATAGTTATGAATGTTATTTCGAAACTGGGATACATGAGTTTCAAAAAGTAAAGGTATTCCTAGAGACTCCTAAAGTGGGGGGCGGTTCATATTTGGATTACCGTTTCCCACTTACTGGCACAGCACAAACATTTCTTCAGTTCATTGTCAATGTGTTGAATAATGCTGGGGGCAATTATACGGTAGGTGATTATGAGGAGACTGCTTCGTATACTATTGACTTCAATAATTGGAACGTCTACGAGACCATTCAAGTACTTGCGCAAAAGATTGGTTTCAATTGGTATCTAGAGGGCGGGGTTTTAAACTTTAAGGCGAGAGAAAACCAAACAACCCACGTCTTCCAAGTTGGTATGAAGAACGGGTTCGAAAGTTTAACAAGGATGAGACTCAATAATACGTCTCTTTTTACGGTTGTTTATGGTTATGGTAGTACAAAGAACCTCCCACCCAGAACAAATACAGGAGGCGCCACCTATGACGGTCCTACGTTAACCGAAAACCGTTTGGCATTTGTCGGGGTCGGCGGGGAAAGTAAATTAACTAAAAATATCGATTTATATGGGGTTCGTGAAACGGTGGTAGAGTTTGATGATATCTTCCCTGAGTTCACTGGTACGGTCACTGATGTGATTGATACGCATACCTTCACCGACCAGACCATAGACTTTGATATTAATAATTACTTGTTAGAGGGGATAACTGCTAAGGTGACTTTCTTGGATGGTAGATTGGTGGGACAAACCTTTTCAATAGCGTACGACCATGACAGTTTCCAAATCACACTCACACCTGTTACAGACCCATCGGGTCAATATCCAAATACGTCGATTATTATGGAGACGGGAGACACGTACAAGATATTTGATATTGCGTTTCCCGAATCGTATATTGCGACAGCCATGACAAGACTTCAAACAAGGACAGAAGAGCACCTTGATGATGTAAGTACCCCACAAGAACAGTATGAAGCCAAAGTAGATAAAGATTACTTGCGTTCACGTGGACTTCATCTATACGTGGGTGATGTGATACGAGTGGTATCAACTAAGTTTAATCTTGATCAGTTTTTTGAGATTAATGAAATTGTACAGAAAATTACAGACCCGTACCAGTACACAATTAAGTTCGGTGATGTACTACCAATTAATCTAGCAAACCTGTTTAGACTGAGTATTTTCTCAGTGCAACAAGAGATTCAGAATATTACGAATAATTCAGTAACTAATAATCAAATCCAAAACATTGAGGGAGACACAGTAGAATGGGAGCAGCTTTAAGATTCATATATGCCAACACTTACGAGGCGATAGAAGACCTTGAACCAACCGATGCAGGTTGGATCGATCAGGCTTTTTATTACCCAGATGATGCCACATGGTTTTATCAAGCCCGCAATGGCGTTATGCGAAAGTTTCACGGAGACCCCGCTGAGAATGGAGTTGGTGTTAAACTTAATGGTAAAGTAATAGGAGGGGTGAAGGAATTGATAGAAGAAGATGACGTACTTACTATCCCAGTTAATTGGGCGTACAATACATACAGATTGCAAGTAAATGGTAGTATAGAATGCTACGGAACAATCACAATACCTTAGAACTATGGCACAATTAGAATTAGGAAAACAAGGAACACACAGAAACCCCGCAACGGGGTGCAGGGCATACACGTTCAATGCGCAGGGGGTGCCCGGATATTTAGATGAAGATGCCAACTTCTTCCCTCTTGCCGCAGGCGTATTGCCAGCTAAAGCAATTGTGGCGAATTTGGGAATTGGAAACACGACCAGCCTACCAGCAAACCCGTTAAGCGTTGGGGACATTTATGTGACCAACGATACGTACACAGTATACACGGCTAACAGCGTGGCTCCTGATCCAGTTGGTTGGGATACGAGATTGATTGAAACGGGTGAGTTTATAAGTGATACGAGTTTGGCTAAACTGCTCATCTACCAATTTTTAGCAACGCTCATACCCATAGCGGGAAACGGGTTGCATGGGCAAGAAGATTTAGAAGCTACGGCAGGACAAACGGATTTTGTTATCACAGATTTCCTCCCAATACTGGGAAGAGTGCGGTGTTTAGTGGAAGGGGTGTTACAGCCTAAATCAATTATAACAGGCGTCACCGATGATACGGTAGAGGTGACGCCAAGAGAAGATGGTGAACAATTACAATTTATACAATAAGATTATGAAAAAATTACTTACATTTTTATTGATGGTCGTTGCACTGGGCGCAATGGCTCAGAACGGGACAGTATTTCAAGTAGAGGATAGTACAACTGCTTTTGGCAGAACGCTGAAGGCAGGTAAATTGGTACAAGATGAGCAGACAGGTACAATATACCAAATGCTCAATAAAGCAGCCTCCTCACAGAAATTATCCAATAGTGATTGGAAGATTGTTAATCGCGATAGCACGTTTGTCAATTACTGCGATGGGTGTACGATGGAAAGCGGGTGGAAATTATTGAATGATACTATTTACATTGACACAACTGCGACAAGCGGTGGAGATGTTTACAGTAGTGATACAACGGATTGGTTGGGAACGTATTGGATGATTGTTAAATTAGACACGGCGAGGTTCATGAGTTGGCAAGACACGAATAGTATAATGGCCACCCAAGCATGGGTAAACTTGCAGGGGTTCTTGACCAGCTATACGGAAACAGACCCTGTATGGTTGAGTGACAGCAATGAGTATTACACAAAATTATTTATGCAAGCACTTTTGGGTTTGAAGCAAGATATACAAGATACAGGCACTTGGGATGCTTCGCGTTGGTATGTTGACAGCTTGTTGGCTAATTTTAGTGGCGGCGTTTCAGAAACATACGTAAGCCAGTCGGTTGATAGTGTAAGGACAGAAACGGAGGATAGTTTACAGGCGAATAGAGAGTACATGAACGACAACTTCATAAGCCAAACAGGTAGCGTTAATCAGGTGGCTGTATTAGACGGCACGGGACAGATAGAGGGTAGTGATAACTTCACTTATGATGGCGTAAATGTAAACATGAAATCTACCTTAACCGTAAACACCGATTCAACAACAGGCTTTGCATTGAAAAATGGTGCCGGAACAGCAAATAAATTTCAATTGTTTTCGGATGGCGGAATGTTGAGCAACTACATAAGTACTAATAAGGGGCAAGGGACGTTGACATTTGGAATAGCGGCAGGGCAAAATCTTACATCTGATGTTCGATCTGTTTTGATTGGAAGGTATGCCGGAAATAATCAAACAACTCAATTGGATAATACTTATATAGGGTATAATGGTGGCATTAATTCGACGGGAGGTGGAAATACTTTTGTTGGGTCTTTTGGTGGGTCTGGCGTCACCACAGGCGGATCAAATACACTTATTGGTGCAAATGCAGGAAGTAATGTGCTAACTGGTAATAATATTGTTGCATTAGGCTATGAGGCAGCAGTTAATAATAGGGGTGATTACGGAATAGGCATAGGCTATCGCGCATTGTACGGAACGGCAACAGGGTCTACGGGTACGGATAACATAGGTATAGGGCAATTTACAGGGGAAAGACTTCAGACAGGTAGTAGTAACGTATTAGTGGGAACAATTGCAGGTCGCTATATTACATCAGGAATTGGTAATACAGCACTTGGTAGATTTACAGCATTTACGCAAACAACGGGTAATTATAACCTCTATTTGGGTATGGCCGCAGGTTCTCAGTATGGGGTTCCTGGGGAAAACTATAAACTGTACGTTTCCGCATATACAGGCAGCGGTAATAATGAACACAACCTTGTTCATGGTGATTTTCTAACAAAACAATTGGGTGTTAATACAAGAACGCTTACAGCAACCCTCAACGCCAAAGGCTCCGGCAACACAGACGCAACAACGGGGTTCTATGTTGAAAATTCTGACGGTTCGCACAGTACATCTATAAAAAACGGTGGTACGATGGAACATAGCGGGGATATTAAACAAAAGGTATACACAGACGATGTAAGCAACCCGCCAACAGATGCAGAGCTAGACGCTATTTATGGAACACCCGCAACGGTAGGCGCAGGGTATACTTCATACATCGACGATAACGGAGGCGGAACAAACTTTTATCAAATAATTTCAGACGGAACAAATTGGTTTATATTAACTGGAACAAAAGCCCTGTAATAATAGAAAAATTTAAAATTCGTATATTTACTAAAAATTTGACAATATGAAAAAGACAATGGTTTTAATTTTAGCAATCACGTTAAACATAATCGTGATTAACAAACCTACATTTGCTCAGAAAGGGAATGTAGTACTTGACGAAGTATCAACCAACGTAGGCGTATCAACAGATAGCCTATTTTTCCAATTTAGAGCAATTACTGGTTTTGGAAACGATAGTTGTGTAACAGTAGAAATGATGAGTAAGATAAACCCAACAGCCGCAAGGAATGGAAATGGGGATGTACTACCCTATAAAGATGGAACAAATACTATTGTCAATAATTTGCGGTTATGTTTTGAGCAAGGGTACTTAGATTCATTGATTTACCCAGTATATGAAACTTTCATCGACAGCCTGCAAACTTACTCCGGCTGGGATACTATTATACCGTATAACAAATAACACAGGAGAAGCCATGAAAAGACTATTTATGGGCGTATTACTGCTGCTTACCCTGACAGCGTATAGCCAAACAGAGATAAAAAGGGGTTCAACAGAAATAGACATATCAACCATGTCTGCTGTAGACACGTTCTACATTGAAAGCAAATACAAGGTCGACGCGTTGATGGGTTTGCAGGTTATTTATAAAGATGTAGTGGGAACCCCCGATGGTTCTTTCAATGTTTACGAGACAAATGATTTGCAGGAGTTGTATGTGGAGATACCAAGCACACAATTGCCGTATACTATTGATACAGCAAATGTTTCAATCGGGTTGCCAAAAGATGGGCTTCCTTTTAAGTACATTCCAATCATATTTTCCAAGAATAGTATGACGGGAGGAACAATCAAAGTAATATTGAATATTAAACAATACTAACATGAAAAAGTTTCTATTAATATTAGGCGTTTTGTTGGCCGTACATTTTGCGGTTGGACAAACATTGATAAACCTCGACCCACCCGTACCAGAGGCAGAGTATGCAGATAGTTCCCGTGTAAGCGGTAGTGGAGGCGGGTCAGTGGGTAATGCTGACAGTCTTGGTGGACAACCTGCTTCTTATTGGCAAGCATTGATTGATTTGAATAGTAGCAGGATCATAGCAGACTCCAATAGGCTGAATGAAGTCATTACATATTTTGATAATCGTATTATTAGTGACAGTTCATTCTTAGCTTTATTAGACAGTAGGTTTGTAAACGACTCAACCAATTTAGCTGAAAATTACTACACAAAGGATAGTATAAAAATAGTAATCAGCGATAGCCTTAAACGCAAACTTGATACCACTATATTCCTATCCAATAGGGTAGACGGCAAGGTTAAAGTAAACGGTTCCGGTGGCGTTGATCCTTCTTTTACATTAACGCCCGGAGTGGATTCTATAGTTGATTATGGGACGGCAGCCCTTGACTTATCCTCAAGTCCCACAAATGAATGGCCTCAAAATATATTATTTCCTAATGACACACTAATTTGGGATAGTGTACATAAAACAGTATGGGAAAACTTAATAGCTGGACAGGCCCATATATGGCGTGTGATATTTGATTATACAGGCAAGAATAATAATGATGTAGTAGGGGTAGACGTTTCTCTTAAGAACCCGTTAAGTGGTTTCGTAACCACCAATACAGTCGTACTGCCGGAAGGAACTACAAGCGGAACAAATCAACAAGCCTTGCTGATAACGTTTGCCGATGGAGCTAGTTTACCTCCTCCATTGGGCACTGGGTACGGGTACAACATCACATTCAATGCAAATAAAGGAATAACAACAACAGTGACCTCCATGAGTAGGATTTCACTCCAACACTATACAAGATGAAAATAGCAGTTAAAACAAACGTATATTCGGCTGATATAACAGCCTTGAAATCTTTAGACTCTACAAACCTTACAGCACAATCGAGAAGGTTTTGTTTAGGTGATATTTATTACTATATGCCATTTGAACAGCATGGGGGCATTAAACCTGATGATAAAGGAGATTTGGAAGGTGGCAGATGGGTGTTACGGTTTAATACACAAGATATTGTGAAGGTGGTTGATGATGAACACGATTTCCAAGCCGAGGGTGATACTGATGTTACGGATGTACACTTGATGTACCATTTATGTAACGCTGGTGAATTAACCTATTTAGCATTAAGAGACTGGGCAGAAACTTATGTTGCTGCTGAGGGCTTAGAGAACTTGAGTGAAGCTTCTCAAAAAACGGCATCAGAGTTATTCGTAATAACCAAGGCAGAACGTGATACCATTTACCCTGATGAAGCTAAACAATTGGAACATGCTAAAACGCATATTGATAGAATTAGCAGAGCTACACAAATAGAAAGACTAGGTACTTATGCAGCAGAGGTAGCAGATGGAGATGTTTGTTGTACCGCTGAAGCGGTTATTGTAGAACTGGCGCAATACAGCTCAATGGATCACACGGTGATTAATTATATTACTGATTTGAAAAGTGGGTGTAGGTTGCATAAAGTAGAACAGATTGGCGTTGATGGTTTAATTGGTTTGGTAGAATATTATCATAACTATGTGGATGAAAACGACAAGGGGACTTTAGTGTTAAAGGTTGAGCACAATTGGACAGCTGATGAAAGTGAACCTATACCAGCGGCAAGAACAATCACAGAGCGAGAAAAAACCCGCACATGGAAAGACACAAAAGGGAATGACCATAAGAATAAGAAAGTCACCACAAAGAAATACGATACACGCAAAAAGCAGAATGATGAGGGACAGAGGCGCAGAGATAACATCCTCCACCAATTGCAATCAAATTGTGCAGCTATTATGTTAATGAACGGGACTTCCCCTGATGTGGATGATGCAGAAGTTAAATTGACTGATGTATTTGAATCACATAATGCTGCTGTTAATACTTATTTGAAATCGGGTAAAGGAAGCATTTACGATGATATTACAAATGATTCAACATTTACTTGGTTTGATACAGTAGTAGGTGCAACAGCTCAAGGGTATTTAGGACTAGACGCAAGTTGGGCAACCAAAACAATGCGTGAATATATTGTTGATAAATTTAAAGGATTAGTATAATGGATGAATTAATGCAATTGAGTTTACCAAGTGTTGTTGCACTTATTACGGTAGCGGGCTTTTACTGGAACACCCGCAACAACAACACCAAAAGGAAAGAAGAAATTGAAGCCTTGGGTAAGCGTTTAGACAAAGAGCTAAAAGAAGTCAAAGAAACCCATGAAAAAGAACTCCTTGATTGTAAAACTCAATGTGAAAAAGACATTCATTTGGTGCAGCAACGTTCTGATGAGAAAGACAAAGAACATACGGACAATATCAAAGCACTGGAAACCAAACTAGAAAAGAAAGCATCTGACTTATATGCTCAGGCTATACATAAAGAGTTTAGGGCGTTTGCAGAACGTATAGAGAAAAAGATTGATAAGATAATAATTAAAGATCAATAGATGAAGCCAATCATAAACGCACACACGCACCTGCTATCACACTTAGATATTCCAGTTGGGTTTCCTAACAAAGTACTAGCAAAGATAGCAAATACAAAGATTGGTTTCAAGCTACTTAGTGGGGTGCTGCATAACCTCAACCCATTTTCTAACAAAGATGCGTTGGATAAACTGTTGACGTTCGTTAAAGCAAGTCGTATTGGTAGCGAGATGGAATTGTTTAACGATGTTCGTGCTTACTACCCTAGCACGACCAAGTTCGTAGCCTTAATGATGAATATGCATCATATGGGTGCGGGTAGATGTCGTCGTACCTACTTACAAAGTCTTTTGGCATTAGATAGCTTACGGAAAATTTTTCCCGAAAAGGTACTACCGTTTTATATGGCGGATTGCAGGGATGAGAATTGCGATAACTTCTTTGATGACTTTGTTTTGAAACGTGGTTGGACGGGTGTTAAAATGTACCCACCGCTAGGAACATGGCCGCAGGACGCACGTTACGAATACATTTACGAGAAGTGTCAAGAAAGAAACATACCAATCATCTCACATTGCACCTATGGAAACCCCGTACACTACAAAGGCAGTAAATCAGAATTGGATTGGTTGTTATTGCCGTTTGATGAGTATGAGAAGAAATTGGGTAGGAAAGGCAATTGTGATAAATTTACGAATCCAGACAACTGGGCGAAGGTAGCTGCTAAGTTTCCGGGGCTTAAAATATGCTTGGCGCATGCTGGTGGCAGTAAGGAATGGGAACAATGGTTGAAGCAACCGAGTAATGAAAACAACCTGTTAAATAAAATCATCAATATAATGGCTGTCCATAAGAATGTGTACATGGACATCAGCTTTACAGCTAACAAAGATTTTGCGGCTGATGTTTTGTTTACCTTAATGACTGAGCCTAAATTTGAGTTCTTGCATGACCGCATTTTATTTGGCTCGGATTGGTATATGAACCTATCAGAAACAACGGAAGCAGAATGGTCAATTGGTTTGCGTAGGAAAATTGGTGTACAGATATTTGATAAGATAGCAAGGGAAAACACTCACAAATTCTTAAACATATGAAAAAAGCATTAGCATGGTTAAATGGACGAAAAACACAGATTGGCTTGACAGCTTCCTTGACCGTTGGTTACCTTTTAAATACAGGAGCCATCAACGAGGTGACAGGAAATTACCTATTGGCGCTGCTGGGCGTGTGGGGGATGATAGCAGTAGGTCACAGGGAAGTAAAACGGAAACAGAAACAGAACAACCAATCCAAATGATTAAAAGAAAAATTGATGTGGGCATTGTAGTGCATTGTTCTGCAACCCATGAAGGGAAAGACATAGACGCATCTACAATCAGGCGTTGGCATTTAGAACGGGGTTTCAGCGATATTGGTTACCATAAAGTAATCAAGCTCGATGGCACGGTTGAGGATGGTCGTTCTTTGGAAAGACAAGGAGCCCATGCTAACTTCAAAAAGTTTGGTGGAGAGAACTTCAATATAGGTACGATAGCCATCTGCTACGTGGGTGGCTTAGACAAACACGGGAAGGCTAAGGATACCAGAACCCCTGAACAGAAAAAGGCGATGGCAGAAGAGATTAAAAAGTTGCAGGCTATGATTCCTGGAGGCGATGTTCCTTTGTATGGTCACCGCGACCTTTCACCTGATATAAATGGGGATGGGATTATTGATAAAATTGATTGGCGTAAAGAGTGTCCATGTTTTGATGTGAGCACTTTGTAAACTCAGAAAAGTGATTAATGTATATTTGTTATCGCCTACCTTATACTCATGTTATCGTTTTGGATTAAGTCAGTTCACGTGTTGAGCTGACTTTCCTTTTTTTCTTCACCTCAAATATCTTGTCTGCATACTGGGTTAACTTTGGTTCATGCGTGACGACGATGAACTGTATACCCAGTTTCGCACTCACTTGTTTTAACATACTTGCCGCACTTTCCTTTAAACCTTCACTGACCCACTTCAACGGCTCGTCTAGTATAATGGTCGGGCGTGTTTTATTTTGGGATAGTGACCAACTAGCTATTCGTAAGGCAAAGGCAGCCACATCTACCACACCACCACCGCTAGCTTCTAATGGATCTATCTCTAGTCCGTCACGGGTAAACAATATATCACACTCAGTCTTATTACGACGGGTTTCAAACTTTAGTTCCAATTTGTAGGGTTCAGGAAACACGGCCTCCAGTGCCAAACTGGTGATGTCACTTATATGGTATTGGAGTTGCTCTTGGGTCTTTATAGCAACCTGCTGCACAACTGTTTTAGCCTCCTCATGTAATCGTAAGGATTCTTCCTTAACAACACGTTCTTCTTTTAGGTTGGTGATGTCCTGTGAGATTTGGTCGTACCTTCCTTGCAGTCGGTCTGCTTTACTACGTATGTCGCTAATCTTCATCATTAAAGTATTTGTCCTCAATCTCTTGGGTTTTGGTTTCGATTTCCTTTTCAAGGGTCTCCGCCCCCGTCTGCATGGTTTTGATTTTCTTACGGGCCTCACGGATATCTTTGCACCCGTACTCCTTTTCCAACCGTTTTAACAGGGTGTTCTTTTCACCAGTAAGTTCAGCAACTGTGCTCTTAGCAGTCTCCAGTTCCTGTTTCTTTTTCAGTAGGTCTTTTTCAGTTAGTGCCATTGTCAATTGCTTTATAGATTATTTTCATTACTTTATCACTTACATTATTCTCTTCCTTAAATCGTTCAATATTTTCTTCAAAACTCATCTTAGCTTCCCAGTCGTCGTTGAGGGTGTTAATGAACGCGTCGATTCTATCATTACGTTCTCCAACCTTCTCTATATGTTCCCTGCTAATTACGCCCTCCTCTATTGGTACATAGACAGCTTCTACGGTGTTTGTTTCAGCATACCATAAATAGACACGGGGTTTGTAATCAAATTGTGCAGCCGTTGTCCTAAATAATGAGCCAGGATTTACCAGTAACCTCCCCTCATGTTCTTCTACGAATGGTTTGTGATTGTCTCCCGTAACTATCAAATCATATTCAGGGTACTGGCGTAATAGCGTAGCCCCCTTTGGTGCTGTGCAGCCTGGATATGGTTCTTTGCCTTGGTATGTCATGATGTGAACCATACCAATCCGACGCTCATCAATAATATCAACAATGCCTGGACCATCCGCACCCCAGTGACCACCATCTATCTGAATTGCTCCTGCTTGTTCTAAAACATACAGACCACTTTTTTCTTTTAACTCATAATTGTGTTGGGGTAAATCGTGATTGCCATAACAAGACATCATATTCATAGGTAAATAATTCAACGCCTTTGACAACAACCAAGGACTCGGCTTCCAATAATGAAACAAATCACCAGCGTGCATCACTTGGCAATCATGTGTGTTTTGCAATTCACATAACCAATTCATCTTTTTCCATTGTGTCTCTGTAACAAAGTCATCCGTTCTGCATACGGGTTTGTTCTCCATAAGGTGTATGTCAGCGCACAATATGAGGTCTGCTCGTTTAAAGGTTTTCTTTTTAGTCCTTTTCATAACGTATTTGTTGAATTCCGTTTGGGTAAAGTATGAGTCTGATATTTGGTGTATTTTCATCACCTCGCGAAATACCACCATTCACACACGCTACCTTTGGACAGAAGTAATCAATCTGCCATCTACCAAATAATAATTTCTTAATCAGACAAACTGGGTGATAATACCCGGCAACCTTTGTGGGGTCTTGTACATTTGGTTCTTGAGGTCGGTAGATGTCACCGTGTACGGTCAGGATATATACTAATTTCTTCATCGTTTGGTTGTATGATTACACAATGGGCAAATGTCTGGGAAGTTCTTATGATATTCTTCCTCTAATTTACCTAACTTTAATTCCTCCTCTGTGAGGGATTTTGTTGTAGATATGGTATCCTTGTATAGTTTTTCTAATTGCGATAACTGGGTGTCCTTTTCTTTAAGGCTGTTGTGTAATTTAAGCACCTCGTCTATCTCCCCTTCCGCTTTAATGGTGTTTTGTAAGGCATTGATCTTGTTGGTGGTCTTTACTATTGCTTTGCCTAAATCACTCAGATTGTGGTAATCCTCCATCTTACCACCAAGACTATCCTGCAGCGCCATCAAATCATAAATGTCATTAAGGGCGGTCTCAACATCACCATACTTCACCAACTCCCCTTCTATGTTGCTAAGGTCATTAGTTAAACTTTGCAACGCAACACCCTCGTCATCTATCTTGTCAAGTTTCTCTTGCTTACGTTCAACCTGTTTGATTTTCCTGTCAAGCATTTTAAGGTTGGGGAACTCGGTTAACTGGGTTTTCTTACTTTCAATCTCCCCGTCAATGTACTTAATATCTTTATTTAGTGTACTGATTTCTCGTTGGATGTTGGTTTGTCCTTTGTCTATCTTATCAAGGTTCGCCACCTTGTTAAAATGCTGGGCAACAACGCCGGGACTATCACTCAACAGAAACGGGGTGTCTAACTGTCTTTGGATGTTTGTTTCGTACATATTCAAACAATCTTGCACCTCCTTTGGTATATCCTTTCCGAACGCCTTAAACACTTGGTCATCTAACTGGTACAGGTTCACTCCCTTTCCCTTAACCTTTTTCACCGTGCCGTTATCCGTAACAATTTTCACATCCGTATCAAACACAGTACCACCCACACGACGACGATAAGCGTCCCCCGATGGTTTGTTGGCAATTACCCAACGCAAAGCCCGTAGTATAGCTGACTTCCCGCTATCACTTTCACCAATGATAACGTTCAACCCTTTATGCAATACCAGTTTGCTACGCTTGTGACTCTGGAAGTTTCGTATCGTTAGTGTCTTTATCATCGTTTGTTAGGTATTGGATTAGATATATTCGAAACAATTTAAAATCAAACCATTCAGGCAAATACTTTAGAATCAAAACCCTGTGGGGATTATCAAATACGTCCTCTTTGTTGTTAAGTGTTCGGACACTAATATTTCCACGTGAATCATCATAACTAAATTTTGTCACTGCGTCTGGGTACTGGTTTCTTAATTCTTCTTCTGGAAAGTGCCTAAATTCAAACACTATCTCCAGTGCATTAATTAACATCATATCAAGATAACTCCTTCATTACTAGATTATACAAGTGTATAGCGTCAGCCTCATTATCATCCTGCGGTTGGTAACCCGAATCGATTGCAGCTTGTATCATTAACTCCTTGCTACAATTACCCTTGCCAGTAGCAAACTTCTTAATTTCACTTGCGGAATAGGATGCATAATTGATTTTCTTTTTACTACACAAATCCTTCAACACACCAATCATTTCACTGGCTACCATTATGCTGGCTTTATGTTTACCAGCTGGTCTTTCGTAAGCTATTACATCTATACGCTCCAACCTTATTAACTCCCGTACACGAGCTTTAAAACGTACCACACGCATGCCTTCGCTCTCTCCTCTGTTGGGTTTAAAGTCCCAGACCCCGCTACTTGTTCTTGTTTTCCATCCCGTCTTTGTTGCGATGTCTAATGCTAATAAGTTGACCGACGGCTGATCTGTTCCACCATTCGATGAACTTGTATGTCCAACTGCTTTTGTAGGTTTGGTACGCTTCATGCTTTTCAATTGTTGTGGTTAATAAATCATTAAAATCTGTCTCACGCAATTCAGCGAACCTTTGTTTGCTGGCGTTATGATTACGGACGTACTCAATGTATTTCCTTTCATACATATCAATCATTTGCGAGGCTGCCAACCTGTCACAACCGTGCTCATTATACGCTTGCAATGCTTTGTTCACATAGCCGATCAGTACCTGTTTCGCTATTGCTAATTCTCTACGCACGTTTCTGTCGTGACGTTGTTTTGGGGATATCGGGTTCATTGCTACTTTGCGCCCGCCGCTGTGATTCATTTGGTTTTGGAATGCCATACTATCTCCTTTTCTTTTTACGCGTTACTTTAAAACGGTTTTCGATATCGTGCCACAGGTCGATCACTGCTTCCTTCAAGTCCTCTTCCAAATGACCTTTTTCCACCATCATAATAGCTTCTTCCATTGACTTAGATAACTGTACTTCGTCGATGTGATACATGATTGACTTGCTGTAATCCTTTAGGAACTGAAGGTTCATCCTGATATCATCAATACCATAATCAAACATAATACACAACGGGGCTGTTCTATAAGGGGCGTCGCAACTATTTTTGTAGACCTCCACTTTGGTTTCAACGCCTATGGTACGTTCAACCTCCTTGCCTGCATATTTGACCTTTTTCTTAATCTTCTTTGGCTTGTGAAAGCGTAACCGTACACTAGAATAAAAGGCAATCGCCGTACCACCTGGAACGGTGAACTGTTCCTCGTATTTACTTGCGCCATTCTTAACTCTTATCTGGTTACTGCAAGCCATAATGATGTTCATCTTTTTTAGGTGTCTACAGGCTTTCCGGAAACCCTCGCTGAACTCTTTGGCACGGCGCATACCCATTTTATCGCCTTCCTCATTCTCCATTTCCATATTGGTACTCAAGGCGGCCAAACTATCTGTCATCAACCCGTGTACCTTACCATTCCCTTCAGGTTCCCATTTGTTAAGAGCCTTGAAGATATCTGTAACCGTATCAGGTTCCTCAATCTCCATTTCCTTGGTGTCTACGCCAAACATGGCTGCGAACTGCTCATTTAAACGGGCTTCGGGGTCGTTAAACTTCACATCTCCGTGTAACCGTTGTATAGCACCAGCCATCTCACAAAGTAGTACAGTCTTCCCACTACCCTCAGGTCCAAAGGCTTCCAACATAATACCGCCAGGAACACCACCGCCTCTTTTACGTTTACCACTAATAGCCAAATCTAATAAGGTGCTTCCAGTACTGACCATCACTTCTGTGTTGCCTTTGTAATTGGTATGATCTTCAACAGGTTCGAAAGGTTGTTCCACCCGTTTTTTCATTTGGGCCGATAACGGTTTATTTGTTTTAGTCCTGCTGAATTTTTTCTTGGTTCTCCTCATAACTTAATACCGTTAATGATTTCATCGATAATACTCTCGTCAACTTTTTTGTTAGTTAGTTGCGCACGCAGTCCGCTTCTGAATTTCCGTTTGCTATTGGTATTCAAGTTGCGGTAACTGTGATTGGCGCGGTCAATAATCTTATTAACCATTTCGGGAATAGTGACAATGTCACCGACGGTCTCTGTAAGGGATTTTTCTACTAACTGGTTAATAGACACCCCTTCGGCTAAGCTCTTTAAATACAGAGCTTGATAGAGATGTTGGGGGACGTATCCCCCAACTAATCTCTTACCGTTGTTTGTACTGTTCTTATTTCTAAGTACATTCATAACTTAATCAATATCAATTACTAATTCCTCAGCGATTGCTTTAGCCAACTCTTCGTCGTCCTCGTAATCGTCTGGGTCAACATCCTCTGTGAGGTCTTCTTGTTTAATGAGTTTCTTCAACTTCTTTCTACTCATACCCTGTAACTCTTCCCAGTCAAGGCTGTCAACATCAACCGCACCCCCTTTGTCTTCCTTCTCTTTTTTGGCAGGTTCTTCCTTTTTAGGCTTTTCCTTTTTGGGTTTCTCCTTTGGTATGTCAATGTCAAGTTCCTCGGCGATGGCTTTGGCTAACTCTTCGGCACTGTCATAATCATCTACGTCAATGTCTTCCAACTCATCTTTCGCCTTAACAACATCAACCAGTTCCATCAGATCCATATCCTTCAACTCATCCCAGTCAAGGTCATCACTGAATGGTAACGCACCATCATTTGTGGTTTCCTCTTCCTTTTCAGGTTTGTTGCTACGTGGTTTTCGTGTAGGAGCGTCATCCTCGTCTTCATCCTCGTCCTCCTTACCAGTAGACTCATCGGCTTCACTTGGTTCACCCATTTCAAAGAACATGGCTTGCAACTGGTCGTACGACATACGCTTTAAACACGTATCTAAATCAGGCAATTCATTCATAATCTCCTCATCAATTGGTTCCTCACGTTCTTCAAAATCAATCCTTCCAGCTTGGGCATATTTGTTACCCATAAAGTTCTCCTCAGTCCAACGAACTTTCAATGTGAGTCCTTCTTCAAGGTCGGGGAATACCTCGTAATTCTCATCCTCTAACATTTCCTCATTCAATAGGTTTTGAAATAGGAACTGAGACATGTCAAAAACATGGGCCACTTCCTCCATCTTTTTAATTCCTCTAGGAATAACGTAGTACAGGTTCCGCAGGCTATTATTGTACGCCTTTAGTTCCTCCTTGTCTGCGCCTTCTTTGACACGTTTGCTACGATATTCACAAATAGGACACTTCTCACCAAATGATTTTAAACAAACCACCGTGTCTTTATCAGAACCAACATTACGGTGAACCCAGAATGGACGCTTGTACCATGGCTCCCCCTTGATTGCGATTTCGTGTTCACTGTCTTTGTCTGGGTGGTTTTTCGTACCTACGATGTACGGGATAATGTCAATCTTTTCCCGTTTACCACCTTTCGGACTGTACTGTTCAATGCCCTTTGGTAAGTTTAGATAGCCAAACTGGTTACCGCCACTCCCACTTGTTTTTGCGTTGTTGCCTACCTTGTTCTTAAAGGCTGATTTTTTTGTTTTCTTAGCCATTGTTTTACGTTTTAAATTAGTACTACTTTTTCGTTCGTTTAAATGTGCGCGCAACCTTTGCGTCGCTATCTTGTTGTGACTGGCGTTGTTCTGCCTCGCGTGTCAAGTCCCTTGGAATACTTGGACCAGCAAAGTAGTTCTGTCCGTGTAACCGTACAAGGTTTTCCAGCGCTACTTTTCTACTGTGGCTGATTTCCTGTTTGGCAATCAACGCTATGTCACAGTCATATTCCAGTTCAATCAGTTGTTGTTTCAACTTTTTGTGCTTACTGTGCTCTCTGTAGTAAGCTTCCACGTTCGGACCAGTTGGTTTATCCAATGTCTCGTTGGCTTCTTTGATTAACTCACTGCGAGTGATTTTAATTTCCTCTTCTTTGAGAGCTACCTGTTTTTTGAGGTTCGCCCAGTTGCGCCCATACCGTAATGCAAGTGCAGGTTGGTTTAACCATTCCACATCCAATGCGGTTTCGTCTATCTCGACATCTCGTTCATAGTTCATAATCTATTTTGCATTAAAGTTCAACAATTGATTTAGTTCTCTTTTTGATTTTGGTACGTGTCCGCAGTGATCACATTTCAATACGAACATCGTCACCCCCGTTGGTTCTTGTATAATCGCACACACGCCAAGCAAACCACTCCTACAGATAGGACAATCTTTGTCCTTCCATATCTTAATTTCTCTTTGTTTCTTTGGCTTCTTTTTCGAGTTGTTCATGGTTGTTTCTTATATAGGTTTTCAATTCATATCCACATTTATTATTATCATACAGCCATAACAAATATGAAGCGGGTACGTTTGCCAGTTTGGTTCCTTTATATTTACCAAACGTGATTTCAGTTTCGTCCGTTGGAATAGGCATGTTATTCTCCTCCGTTACATACACGTGAACAAGCCAAAACCAGTTGCGGGAATCCTGTATGGTAAAATGGCTCTATAAACTCCTCTAGAACCAACCCACTTTGCGCATCCCCTTTGTTAAGGTGTACTGCTTGGGCGTATGCCAGTACGTGCCTTCGTACACCCTCAGGATCTTGATCTTTCAAGTCCTTGACAATGTTCTTAACAACCTTCCAAGGCTTTCCAGCTATCAATGCTTTACACAGGTCAATAGACTTATTCAAATCCTCCGCCGTTTGTTTAGCGACATCCTCACGTAATTCTGGTTCGACTGCTAATACCTTTTCAAGTATTTGCAATGCGTTACGTGGATGACCTTGGCTGTCTTCGGCTATTTGTTCCAGTATCTTTTTATCAACCTTTTCTTTTTCTTTACGACTGACCCGTGTCAAGAGGTTCACCATCTCCTCGGCAGTTAAGGTTCTGACAGTAAACTCTTGACACCTGCCCAATATGGCGGCTAGCAGTTTTTGTGGGTCAGTTGTACATAGTATGAAGATAACGTGCTTAGGTGTATCTTCTAATGTCTTTAGCAAGGCGTTTTGGGCGTCGTTGGTTAACTTATGGCACTCATCTAATAGGTATATCCTATAAGGACTTTCCAATGGTTTATACGCCACATTTCTAATTATCTCTCTAATGGTGTCAATTCCTTTAAAATCACTTGAGTTCATTTCAACAAAATCAGCATCAGTAATTTCTAACTCCTTAGCGATAATACGTGCGAGGGTAGTTTTACCACAACCCGTCGGCCCTTTGAAGAGGTAGGTGTGTGGCATTGTGCTTGGCGACTTCAGCAGATTACCTAAACTAGAAACGATTTCTTTGTTCCCTTTGACTTGACCTAGGGAAGTCGGTCTGTACTTGTGATATAAGCTCATGATTACCTTTGTTTGTGTTGTAAAATTAAGTATATAAAAATGTATTTTAAAGACTTTTTAAAAGAGTTTTTAACATAGTTATTAACACTCAATAAAATAGTCCTCTTTTTCAGCCCAGCTACCATCGACAGGACACAACTCAGCTTCCATTTCAAGAGGTACATTTATCCAAGGGAAGGTGCGTCTTAATTCATCAATTCCCACCTGTTTGGCTAATCTATACACATCCTCTAATTCATCTGGGTGTACATCTAAAACGATAGCATCGTGTATTTGTCCAATTAACTTGGTTTTCATCTTAAGGTCTTTCATCCGTTCCGTTAACTTCCAAAACAACCACAACAAACAATGAAACGCTGCTCCTTGTACTGGGTAATTAATGACATCATTCTTACCCATTATCCCACCACATACAAACCCCGTATGAAATGACACGTAACCACGTTTCAAATAGCGGTTGTAATGCTTCTCTTTCCATTTGGCATATACAGGAAACCGTTCTCCCCAAAATGAATCTTCAATGTCTTTCATATGTTTCTCAAATTGGGCGTATGATTTAATACCGTTTTCAATTAAATGGTCTGTCATATGTACACCCTCAAACACTTCAACACCAACCCCCTTCTTAAACCTACTGCCCTCACTTGGTACGCCTATCCAATTCCCGCAAAAATTCATAGCGCAATTACGCCAATAGTCTCCATAAAACTGGGGGAATACGAAACTGTTCTTTGTAGCGCTTCTTAGATAACCATGTTTCTTATTCTTCCTATCCCAATCGCCAATCATAAATATCTGTTGCGCCATATCCCCGTGCATATCCGTGGTCGGGTCGGTGATGTACTTAATCATCGTCGGGTCTTTGTGATAGGTGGCTGCAATGGCTACCTCAATACCTGAATAGTCCAGTTCCATTAACTGGTGACCATGTCTGGGATATATAGCTCTACGCACTAATTTCATCGTCTCTAAGTCCCGTTTCGGTATGTTTTGGAAGTTAGGTTTGTTGCTACTGCTGCGGTACGTTCTAGCGATATGTAAATTAAAGAACGGATGTAACACCCCGTCAACCTGTTCCCGTACAAATGCATCCAAGTATGTATCCCGAACCTTTATCAACTTGCCACGGTTAATCAACCAATTCAATTCAGGTATCTCTAACATCTTTAAAGCTTCTTCGTCTGTACTACCTCGCCCGTGCTCTGTCAGCTTTTTAGGTTCAATCTTCTTAACGTCGTACAGGTATTTAGCCAATTGGTCGTCACTGTTTAGATTAGGACTTGCCCCCCCTAGAGTATGTTGCCAATGTCTGTAGAACGAACTGCCATATATTTTGGATTCGTACTTTTCAATCTTACGAGTCAACTTCCTCTTTTGTTTATCACAGTACTCTAAATCAATCCGCATCCCCTGTCTTTCTGCTTCGGCTAACGCGAGTGTTCCGTGGTGTAATAGTTTGTAAGCCTCCTCGAAATTGCTATACTGTGGTACAGGCAAATCACCTTGTTTTCTTGCGTCCTTCATTGGGGCTTCAATTAGTTTACCAATGCGATGTTCGTTGATACTATCATACCCACAGTATTTCATCAGCATTTTACGACCCTCAGGTGTTTTAATCAATTCTGGCACTTTGTTTATTGCGTTGCCATCTTTGGGGTCTGCCTTTAAATATGGGGACACCTCCTCATCATAGTTTACAATCCCGAGTCGTACGTAGGTTTGAAACTTTAAGGATTTAGTCCCTGGACGGTTGTCATAAATGTGTACACCCAACATCGTATCTAAATACCAACCTTTAATCCTTGTCTTTAACCGTACGAAAGACCACGTATCTTCGAACTTCATGTTATACGCCATCTTCAATACGTCTTTACGTTTTAACAACTTAATGAACGGGCGTTGTTTGCGTCTTGTTTTTGGCATCATAAAGACATACACTTGGTCGGGGTTCGGTGCTACGCTTGCACATACAATCCTATGTCCTTTCCCGTGTGGTTTTAATCCAGTAGTTTCATAATCAAAACTAATACGAAAAGTCTTCAAAGTTTCCAACACACTAAGGTCATCTTCAAGGTATATGAACTCGGGTTCTTTGTAAACTGGTACAGGCATATCAACCTTCTGTACAGCCCTTTCTAAATGGAGTTTAAAGTACAGGTCAAATATCGGGTTGTCTTCACTCAGTTTGGGCATAACGATTGGACATATCCAAGCCATGAAGTCTTGGTCTGGTATTTGGTAGCCAATCCATTTCAGGTAATTTCCAAAGTCCTTCAACCAACGATGTCCAATAAGGCTGTACAAACCATGTTCACTGAAGACACATATTACACGGGGCTGGCGGTCTTTTATCAGTTGCATAATAAATCTGCGACACTGCGTCACTTCCTCAAACGTAGGTACTTCGTCACCTTTACACCTGACGGCGTAGGTATTTAAACAATCCTCGTCCATATCAATACCGAACTCAGTGTACTGTTTACGCAATGTTCTAGCATACTTTCCCGAGTATGGTTTCCCCCTACTATCTTCTGAACTATCTGGGGCTATTAGGATATTCAAAATACCTTTGCCAAAGTTACCAGTTGCCTCCATCTTTGGAGACTCACATTGTTGGTAACGACCACAGGAGACACAGGTCAGGGCTTTGCCCCTATGCATGTTCTCACTGCTGACTTCTTTCTTTGTAAAAAATCCCTCCATATTATTTGGCTGTCCCTCTTAACATTGATAGGTATTGCCACTCCTCACCAGTAAACAAAAGAGAACTTTCATTCAGGGTGGCTACATTCGTTTCGTCTAGGATATCTTGTAATAGATACGGCGTAACAACGAATGTCACTTCTTTACCTATATAATCAACCCTTGCTTTCTCCTCAAACCAACCTGAATCACTGCGGGCGCGTATTACCACCTTCTTCTTGCTAAATTCAAGCTCTATACTCTCATTGGCTGCATTATCTTTTTTGCTGAATATGGTAGCCCTTTCCAAGATACCTTTTATTTCTGAGGGGAACTTTATCTCCTCACCCGCCTCTACTAAGAACCTAGACACATCTGGAAACTTATCTTGAAACACACGACAACTCAATACCGCGTCCTCTTTGTTCTTAAAGTGAACCCAACCTTCACCCTCACTTACTTGTACAGGTTTAAAAGCAATGACAGTACCACACACAGCTGCCGGCAGGAGGAACTGTTTTAACGGGGCAGCCTTCTTTAATTGGTACTTGGTTATTCTAAAACGGTCTGAAGCCTCCATCACTTTTCCGTTAATATGTACACAGGTCAAAACAGGGGCAGTCATATCATTGCTGCAACTACCCATCGTGAAACGTAGGGCTTTTAGAAATCCTTTTGGGAGGTCTTTCCACTCTTCTACATCACCTACTTCGTTGATAGGTAGTTTTATTTCACTTTGTAGTACAAACCCAGCTTTAGCCCTTCCTGCTTTCATACGTATTTCCCTGTCGTCAATACTAACATCTATCTCCTCGTTACTTACTTTTTTCACAAAGGCATACAACTCGGTACTGTTAATAGCACCTTCCAAATCAATATCTAATGGGTAACTGATACTGATTTGGTCATTGTACGTAATGACCCGTCCATTTAAGAAGCAGAAGCTAGTACTTTGTTCAATCATTTCTTGGGCACTTAATCCAGGCTTAACCATGTCTAGTGCTTTACTCAGTTCGTTTTTGTTTATTTTCATAGCAATGGAATTAGTTTGTTAGTATCGTCCCAGTTGGAACCTTTTTCAGTTATTGCATCTTGCAGGGTATTGTAATAAATAATATTCAATTCCCTCCTTGGTAGGTAACTCTCGGCACAGTCTTTAAAGCTGTACTCGTTTTCAGTTAGGTAATCGTCAATCATTTGTTTAACAGTTGGGGGAACAGTTGTGTAATGTTCATTCAACTTTTTGGCGCTGGGTGACTTTTCACTTATTGATATTCCGTGTGGTGGTAAGTCATAACGCCATTCACCGTTTCTACGTGGTGGAACAATTATCCCACCCATACCACTGACAAGCACTGCCGTGGTACTGTCCACACTATACCAAGGATATCTCCACATCAAATCAAAGCTGGTCATTCCAAATCCGTGTATCTTACAACGGTCCAATCCACCTAACTTCTCAACCAGTTCAAATGAACGATCTAGGAAGCTCTGTCGCTCCTTTCTGCTAAACCCTTTAGCCATACCTCCAATACAAAACATCTCGTACTCATTGACGCACTTTTCTAACCAGTAAGGCTCGTCCTCTGTGTGAAATACGGGCATAGGTTTTAACCCAGCCTTTTCCATTTTCATTTGGTTACGCCAAGACCTCCTGGCACTACCAATGACATCAAGGTTGGCGTACACAGTAATCCACTCCTCATTCTCTTTTACGTAACGGATGTAATCCTTCAAGTCAATTGATTTTTTACGACTCCAAGCACTAAAGGCTCCCGAGTCTAGGAAGATGTCCTGTTCCCTGTGACATTTGTGAAACTTTGGTTTCTCCCAGAAAGTCACCAAACTGTTCGTCAGTAACTGGTTTATTTGACTGGTCTCATAAACCCCGTGAATACCTGCAATATAGATTTTCATATCTTACAACTGTTTAGAAATTCTTGTTTGACTTTTGGCTCAGTTAAGAACACGCCTTTCAATGTGGTGGTAGTGGCTTGTCCTTTCTTTTTAACACCCCGCATCGTTTTACACAGATGTTCCGCACGCATCATTAACGCCATCCCCAACGGTTCATCTGCTCCCGTACACAGGGCTTTCCATAAGTCCTCCACAATATCGTGACCGAGTCGTTCCTGTATCTGTAACTTAGCCGCATGATAATCAACAATACGCGCCACCTTAGACAGTCCTAAGATGTTTCCTTTTCTACTGGGTATGTATGCAAAGTAATATTTGCCAAAGAACGGAACCATATGATGTTCACAATGGCTGTGGAAACTTCCCTCGTCTGTTATCATTTGATTGTAATCCAAACCGTCTGCACCGTTTTTAAAGATGGTCACCTTTGGACGATGTGCAGGATCGTATCCACGGAAGATTTCACTGTACATACGAACCACCCTGTCAGGTGTACCAACCAAACCATCGCGTTCAGGTTTTTCACCAATGTACTGGAGTATTCGTACGATATTGTCCTCAATAGTTTTCTCACCATTTGGGTGGCTACGTTCCCAAGGAAACACAATCCATTGTCCTTGAAAATTAGCATCCGCTTGACCGTCACGTTTATCAAACATAGCTTTAAACTGTTTATCAGGCCATTCAGCCTTATATCGTTCCATAGTTACACCACTATCAATCAGGTCGTCTAATATGATGTCGGCATCTTCTACAGTAAATACCACTTCGGCTTCAGTTAGGTACGCTGCTAACATAAGTCCCCCGTTGGGCACTCCGTACACAGTAGTATCTTCGTGATCAAATTCGGCCAAGAAATCATTGATTTCTCCTGGCGTCACATTATATACTTTTTTCATAATCCTAATTCTTTAAATGAGTTATACGCTTTATCGTCTACGAAAATATCGTACTGGGGTTTATCCAATATCAACTTATGATACTGTACACCATGTTCCTTCAGCCACCTTTTTGTGATGTGTAGGTCAACTCCAAATCTACTGGTGAACAAGACCACGATATGTCCGTGGTCATATATCCTGTTCACTGTATCAATGTTCTCTTGGTTGGGTGTGCGGTTTTGATAATCGTATCCTTCAGTTTCATTGGTTAAAATACCATCAATGTCCACTGCGATACGCATCGATTTCCCTGATAATTTCATCGTTTCTTTCTTTAATGTAAATACCTTTTTTAGCAGCCTTGTAATACTCATCTAATAGAGCATCGTTGTAAAATGGTACGTTAATCCCGTTAGCCCTTAAAGCAGTCCATTTACGGAAACAACTAGGACATCGTCCACAGTAAGAGCCAGTAGCCTTTGGCGCGTAGCAACTAATGGTTTGCAACAAGATTCCAAGATTCCCTTTGTGATCGTTTAGATACCAACTAATGATTTCAGATTTAGTTTTTTCCCAAAATGGGCTTAAGACTTTGATTGGTCTATTCTCCAGTTTGGTTAACAGGGTACTGAACTCTTCAAAGATTTCTTCGTTCTTGTCACTGACGTTGTCCCCCTTGATACCTACTATGTAGATAGTATCGGCATACTTGGCTGCCTGGGCTGCCAGTAAAAGGTTTCTAAATGGGATATAGGCGTTTACTCCTATCTCACGGCTACTAAAATCTAGGCTGTGGTCAATGATTGTACTGGGTATTAATCTTTTCACCACCTCTAGTTCCCGTTGGGTGTACCTACTCTGCACGTCAAAATAAACGGTTTTCGGTTTGTTCAAATAATGGTAGGCTACAAAACTGTCAATCCCACCACTAAACAACAATACGCTGTTATCTCTATCTGCCATTGTCTTTATGGATATATTGGTTAATACTAACTGCCCCCTCTTTAATAAGGTTGGCATCGATATGGGTGTTCCATATACAGCCAGGGCAGTCTATTGATACTTTCGTACGCCATGCGTCTTGGAACGTTTCCCAACGGTCTGCTATTTGGTGGAATGGTACACCAATTGATTTCGGTTGGAAATCATCACATGGGTACACCTGTCCATCACAATCTATGGTCACCCAACTTGGGAAACTTCTACTGTTAGCGCAGTTCCAATCGTATGTTAAAAAGAGTTCAGGGTTGTTGCACAGGTAATCAAGAAAACCATCACTTGCGTGTATCTTTAGTCTGTCCCTGTTTGTTTTAAGGAGTTGCAGTTGGGTGATTAAGGGTAGAATATCATCCTCTGTAAACATTAATTCTTCATCACGTCCTTTTACTTTGCTGCCCTCTTGTCCTCGGTCGTGGTGAATAATGTCAAAAAACGTCCAATAGCCAAGCTCTGCCAACACTTTAAAGCTATCATATAACTTGGTATAGTTCTTGCGGGTTAACGTGGTACAGATCGCCAAATTATCTACAGGTCCTAAACTACCAAAATAATTCAAAGTCTTTAGCGCCTTGCTACTCTTGATAGCACTACTGGGGTCTAATGGTACAATGTCATAAGACATAGTTAAAGAGCGTAAACCTGCTTCATATAATAGTTTAAGTTTCTCAGGTATGTTTCCACCTTGTCCACTTGTAATCAGTGTCATGTCAAACCCCATAAGGCTAGCGGTCTTTACAAACTCACACAGGTTATCGAAGTCGGCTGTCGGTTCGGCACCGTAAATGGCTATAAATTTACAGTCCAATTTGCGCAATTGAAGCAACCCCTCTTTCCATAACTCAATTGGATAGGAGTTTGCTTCCTGCGTAGCCATGCTACAATAATGGCAGTGAAGTGGACACTTGCGCGTCCACAACACTTCCGCTTTAACGATGTTTCTCATATTACTTAACGATTCTGTATTTATCGTTAACCAATTTGAATTCAACGTCTTTGTTTTTTTCAAGGTGGGCTATGTGGTTCTTAACCCTTCCGGCAGTACAACCAACTTCCTCAGCAATTTCATCCAGGCTAAGGGCTTTCTTGGCACCAAGTAATACCTCATCAATTTGTCCACTTTGGCTTCCTTTGCGGTGTCCGTACTCAGTAGTTCCAGCTCCCTCTTTCTTCTCTTTCTTGGCACCTTTTTCCTTTTTGTTACCTGTACCCTTCTCTTTTTTGTCCGTACCCTTTGGGGCTTCCTTTGTCGAGTCTTCAACCTCGTAACCAAGTGCCTCAAGCATTTCGTTACGTAGTTTTTCAATCTTTTTGATGCCAATACCCTTACGACAAGATTCAAGTTCGACGTACTCCTTACACATTTTGCGCAAGTCTTTAACATCTTCACAATCCATAATCTCTTGGGCAAGTTCGTCCATATCAACTTCCTCAGCTGGTTCTTCACTTGCTTCCTCAGCTGGTTCTTCACTTGCTTCCTCAGCTGGTTCTTCACTTGCGTTTTCTTGAAGGGCGTCAATCACTTCTTGCGTCGCTTTGCTGACCTCGTCATCTGGGTCAAGGCACTCATTCACCGCTTGTAGGATTTGTGCACTTAGTTCTTCTTCACTTGCTTTGATTTCGATTTGTGGGTTGTCATCATCAAACAGTAATGCGTTCAATTCTTTACCTGCCTTTTTCAGTTGCGTCAATTTGATTTTTTTCATCGCTTTAAATTTTAATTAATGTTATGTTTTCGTTTTAATTATCGTTTTGCGGTGGTTTCAGGTTGTCCATTTTCGTCCACCGTTGTATTCACAAAGTTAATACCCGTAAAATCAAAAAACAAGTTTTTGACAAACTTTTTTAAAATTTTTTTTAAAGTCAGTTTTAAACTCCTGTGCTCATATCCCATATATCTATATGGAGACGCGGGCTATATCGAACTCCATTAACGATGCAGAGTCCTATAACTTTTTCTTGTATTTGGCGTATTTTTTTACGATTATCTCCCAAAGGCATCAACACTACCTGTTCTTTCTTAATTAAACCGAGGTCAATGTACTTTGTTTGTATCTCATCCCAGTCCCCTTGACTGCTTACAACAAACTTGAAATAGCTATTTGGTTGTTGGGACATGCGTTCTAAGATACGTGGGTGATAAGTCTTTGTTTTGTTAACACCACTTAATTCTAATTTGGGTGAATTGTTCCAACGGTCTACCAATAAGAACAACGTCGGTGTTGGCATAATGGTGCACTCATTCTCCATCTCTATATAAGGTTTAAAATGATACCTATTTATAAAGGCGTCTATGAACTTCACCAGTTGTTCCTGCTGTAACAACGGGGCGCCTCCTGTAATAACCAAATGCTGCCCGTTCTTAAACTTACCTATCAAACCAGCTTCCTCTATTTTACGGAAGAGCTGTCGGTGGTTCCATTTCACACCACGCTTCCAAGTAACGGCACTGTCGCACCATGTACAACCAATATGACAATTCTTTAACCGTAGAAAAGCACTGGGAACGCCAACGAAGTTCTCACCCTGTACAGTATCATAAAAAAATTCACTAATAAACAACCCATCCTCCTCGGGGGTTGTGGTGTGTTTATAGTCCTTTGCGGAACTGATTAATGTTTTAGGGTTCATATCTTGCGTTTGTTTTAGGCGTTTCACTTATTTCCACAGCACTCAATTCGGGCACTAATAGTTTAAACCTTTCATAGAAGTGTTTAGCCATTGTTTCTGCGGTTGGTCTAACACCTTCTGGCAACACGTCATTCAAATGGCGGTGGTCTAGTTTCTGGTCGATGTACTGTTTAATACAGTCTAATTTCCTGTAATCAACAATGAACCCATCGGCTCCAAGTTTCTTGGCTTGCAGTTCAACTTTGATTACGTAGTTGTGTCCGTGTAACCTGTAACACGGGTGCGTCTTTGGTAGGTGTAACAATTCGTGACTGGCACAAAAATGAAACTCCTTTGTGATTTTGTACATAGTTTTTCAGTTTATTATTTGTAATTAAAAAAGCTCCCTGTTATCGGGCGTCCTTGGCGTAGGTTTTGGAGTAGTGTTACTTCATTAGCTGCGTCAAAAGATCCTTCCCTTACTACTAATTCATTTAACCGTAACAACCCCAACTTCTTTTCGACACCATAGGGGTCTTGATTCATACCGTAGAAGGCTGTCACGTGTGCGTATTTACGCTTATCCTCGCTAAAGTTACTTAATTCTAGTCGATATCGTTTATACGCGTCAGCGTCTGCTTGTGTTGGCGAAATGACCAACGGCAATTGTCCCCCCCGTTTGGTTTGGCTTAACTTACGCACGTCTTTCCACTTCTGGTTTTCCTGATGTCGAAAGTCTGTCCTAATACTGGGTACTAGGATGTCCATATAATCAATCAATATAACGTCAGGTATAAACCCGTCATCTTGTTCCCAATTGTTTAAGATGCTTTCAATTTCCCTGACAGACAATGTTCCGTTGGCGTGCGTGCTTAAACGAATACTCCTGTTATGTTTCACAAAGTATTTATCCCACGCCTTTCTGGCTTCTGGGAACTCTAAGGGTTCTTTCTCATCAACCTTCTCCAACCATACTGCCCCCAACCGACGTTCATTATACATCTTGCAATTATGGCATGGTCTGTAATCCATATTAGCCTGAACCAATTCAATAAACTGATCGTACGAATAATCATCCATATGTTTACCATCGTCCATCGGACCAAAGCCACACTCCCTTTCAGGTCTGTCGCATTCATCTGTTTGATTTAAACGACAATCCCTCACTGGTTGATAATGTTCCTTGCAATACTTCTCCTCATAATTGGTACGGGTTAGATTGACAGCAAATCTTAACATCTGTTCCGATTCGTTCATATCCCCTGCTTGAAAGAACGCTACCTTGCGACCTTGACGAACGGCTTGCTTAGCTAGTGCTAGTAACAGGTAAGTCTTCCCCCGTTTCTCAGGGGCTAGGAAACTAACGAAAGCACCCCGTACAAGTTGGCGATTGATAAACTTACCCAACTCCTTTCCGAATCTAATAAGTGGTTCGGCGGGGTTCTTAAATGCTTTGCGTAGTTTTCTTAGGGCTGTGGAGTGGCTAAAGTCAACGCTATCATCTTTATTTTGTGTTATGGGTGTGTACTCGTCACGTAGCTTTTGGGCTTGTTGTAGACGTTCTTCTAGTGTGTCTTGTTTTGATTCCATTAAATCACTAATGGACTCACCAAGTTTAGCCAACCCAACGGCATTGAAATGGTCTACAGTTTCGTTCTTCAGGTACTCAACATCTAACCCCTTTTTGACATACTCCTCACTCAGGTCTGGTAATATGTCTTCTTCAATTTCCTCTGCCGTGTCCTTGTCTAACCCCTCTTGGAGTTTACGATAATAGATATCCTCTATGTGTTGTCCCGGCGCCTTGTTATACTGGTCGAAGTATTCTATCGCCCATTTGCACAGGGTGCGTGCAGTAGTTGACTCAATCAACATCGGGTCCCACATACGACGAATTGCCTTTGTGTATGGGGTGGATGTTATTAATCCTATGAGTATTTTGCGTTCTATCATTACTACTTTTTCTCTATAGTTTAAAATTTTTCAATTATCTGGTCGAACTCCTTTGTCTCGATCTTCTTTACCTCCGTCTCAGGATTATAATGTCTGTCTAGAGTGGCGCAGGATGTGAGGAAGATAAAGAGTATTGCAGCTGTTTTCATAGTACTGTTTTATTTGGTTAATTTATCTCATTATGCGTTTGCGCAATCGTTTACTGTTGTTTATACAGATGTTACCGCCAATTAGAGCAGAGCTTCTGCGGCATCCCATCCAAATACTTGTTTTGTAGCTACGAAACTATCATCTTCCTTACTGTCTAAGTTTAAAGATACGCTTCCACCATTACAAATTATCATATCATCACCAACGCTACAAAATCCTGCGCTCACTGGCTCTAGGTGTCTAAATGTGCTGTGTTCAATTATCTGAGGGAATATGATTATTTGGTCATACTCTTTAAGCCTCACGTATTTCTGTCTTGTATCTCCGTACATAATTTTAATAATTAACTGGCGGTAACAATGTATAAAAAAACATAGCTCCATCAGTGGTTAATATTAAGTTTTCTATTTCAATTTTACTTTTGTAAGTTTTTGATGTTCAGTATTTCAAAACGCTACGTTTCTTATACTCAACGTTATCATTCCCTTGTCATTTTATCACGCATCCACTTTACAATATTTTTCAAGAGCCTTTGCATACAACTCCCAATCAGTATCGCCATTAGCCATGTAGTCTAATATGTTTGGTTGCTTGTGTTCCTCGCTTGTAACATTTTCAAGCATTTCTATGGCTTTTGATAGCTCATTTATCTTTTCTTGACATTGATTCACCATACTTATATTACCTTTACTAGTCCAATTGTTCATTTGAGCTAGATGTGTTGAGATTCTTGCTTGTAATATTTCAGTTACGTATTCCATAGTTTAATTTTAATGGTTATTACCTGTGTTCCTTTGGGGTGAAAAGAGTCAATAATTTGTGTTATATCCGATAAGGCTTTTTCTACGTCAGTATCGCCACACTTTAAATCAACAAGAGTGGAATGTATACTACTCAACTTGACTTCCTTATCCTTTGCGCTAACTTTTAAAGCACACGGCTTGCATTGAACTGCCCTTTTATTTCCTTGAAATATATCTCCACAGTTAATACATTTACAAGAATAATTCCCCTCTGCAAAGCCTCCTATAACCTCCTTCACTTCGGGTTTGCTTTCGGCTTTAGATTTAAACCAAACTTTACATCCACCTTGACCATTTGGTATGTAAACACAATATAATCCTGAATCACCACAAGTTTTACAATTCCTTTCGGCTTTGTTAACGTCAACATTATGGTCTGTGGGTGGGTTGAAGCACCCATATCTATTACTATTTAGAGAATAACAACAGCTATCCTTTAGCGCAGGACAGTTATTCCAGTTATCACATTTTACATTCTTCTCCTCCTCGTTGTTTTTCTCTTGCTTGTCTGATGGTTTGAGTAACGCACTTGCAAAATCTTTTAAAACATCTTTAACCGATTGCGTTGTCAACTTGCCCTGACCATGTATAGCCTCGTAAATCTTAGCGTTGTATTCTTTTATTAAATCATTTGTTTTCATATTACATCCTCCTTGATTTACGTTTGTAATTATATATATTATCTTTGCAGTCATGTTGTATCCTGTCTGGTATTCTATCATCCCCCAGTACCTTAGCCAAGTCAGCCAGACTCATATTGCTGGTGTAAATGGTGGGCAGGAAATTGCTGTAACGGTAATCAACAATCTGGTACAGTATCTTATACGTCCAATCACTGGTATTCATTACGCCTAAATCATCAATCACCAACATTTCCGCTTCTTGATAAAGGTCTAATAGAGTTTGTTCTGTAACGTCACTCTTTTTGTTGTATGTGTTCCGTATGGATTGGAACAATTCTTCGCAAGTAACAAACAAGCCCAATCCTTTTATCGGTTGGCTATTCATAATGCGCATACGAGTCCACTCTATTAACATCCAGATTGCCTCAACCGTTTTACCAGTACCTACACCACCGAACAGATATGCGCTGGTCGGTATGGTGTTATACTTTGTGCCTTTGAAATTGGGGGCTGTTATTACCTTATATATACGGGGGTTTGTTTTCTGTAATTCTTTAAACAGATGAATCTTCCAAACGTCTTCCCATTGCTTGGTGTTGTGTTGTATTTGTTCAGGGCTTAGTTTTCTCATTTCTTACCTCCCCGCAACTTACGCATTTCCCGATTATGGTTGTTTTTGTTTTCTTGGATTTGTTCTTCTATATCTTTCATCCTTGTTTCTATGTACCGTTTCAATTTAGGCGTACACATGCCGTCGTTATAGATACGATATAAATACTCAGGCCACATATCCCCAACGCGCTCTCCTTTGAACATTCCAGTAGGCATTGGGCTGTCCTCAGTCATTTCACCTTTAATCCGGATCTGAATGGGTGGTACTTCTTTTTTCTTGGTTCGTACGAAACCAGATTTCTTTTTGGTACGGGTGAAGGTTGGTTTATCTGCCTTCTTTGTACGGGTAAATTTCTTCTTAGTTCGTTCCATTGTTATCGTGTTTTAATTTTATCGTCTCTAACGTACGGTAACCCCCTCTCTGTACTCTACACCCTCTGGAGATGTAAAGTTACGGGAGCCGCGACGATTGACGTCTTTTTTGTTTGTTTTTAGACCCCAGATGTCCGTCCACCCCCGATCAACGCTCTGTGTTAATATTTCTAGGGCAGTATCGTAATCCCCGTCACTAAACTTTTCAATCTTGTTCAGGGCTCGTCTAATTGCATTGTCACTTGGTGAACAACCTTTCTCCATTTTCAGTGGCCACCATTCTTCATCCCACATCTTTTGGACGTCATCTCTAAACCATTCATATTCAGAAAATATTGGACGGTGTTTGTTTTCTCTTTTGGAAGGTTTCGTTCGTTTAAAAACCTTTTTTGTTTGTTTTTTTGGTAAAACAAAGTCTTCGTCTTTGTCTTTGTATATTGGCAATTGCTTACCATTTGCTAAGCATTTGCTACTTTTTGCCTGCCCCCCTTTACTTCCAGCGTCACGTCGTATCTCTGATAACTTCTTCACATCCACCATTTGTTCATCTAAAAACTCAATGACAATATGGTCTTCATTACTTTTGATAACCCCATTGTCAATCAATTCATTTAATAGATGTGCGTGTTCGGGATACTTATTCTGTACAATACCCAATGATACGACGCATTCACGCATCCAATAGAATGCACATAGGTTGGCGAACAAACCCTGTGCTTCCATTGTACAGGTAGTGATGTCACCAATCATCCATTCACTGGCGTCAAATTTAAAATATTGTAATTTGGTTTTTTTCATGTTACTCTTCTACCTGTACTAGTTGGTAGTTGCCTAATTTATACCCTTGATACGTACCTGCTTTAAGACCTTGATAAACTGCTTGCACAGATATCTCCATCTTGTCCGCAAAGTCCTTTACAGGAAGGTACTTTTTACCATTATGTTCAATCGTTTTTGCCATCGTCTTGTGATTTAATTTTTTAAACCTTAACACAAATATAAGTTTAATTTTTTAAATCAATTGTTTTACCAAATAATCCGCCTCTGTTTGAGTGAGGTCGCCGGGATCCGTCTCAATGTCTACTCTAAAACTATCCACCCCACGAAACTTCAAATCACTTATTAATTTGTTTGCTTGTTTGATACCCTGTGGATCAGGGTCGAATAATACTGGTACACGTTTGAATGTCTTGGCTATAAGCCTTAGCTGTTTTGGCGTGTACTTAATACCAGATGTAGCAAAACTATTAACACCCATACGCCAAACATCTGTACACCCCTCCACACATATACCAGTATCTCCCCAAAGAGGTTGACTACCGTAAAGAATATGCTTATGATTAATCTTTTCCCGCGCTTCACTGCACGCCATGTATTTATATTGGCTTTTGTTAGTAATGTCGCGGCAATCAAAACTAACTATTTCGTCACCCCACATATACGGGATCACTATCCTACGACTATAATCAATGTTGTCCAATCTGCTGTATATCCCTGTTCCTTGTAAACCATATAAATCAATCAACAGGTCAGGGGCGAATCCCCTGTCTTCAAGATAGTTTCTATGGGCTTGTGCTAGTGGTTGGGTGTGTGGTGGTAATTTAAACCTCTTTGTTCCTATCTTAGCTCTCTTCTCCGGTACTTTGTGGACTAGACTACCGTATTGTCTTAATAAGGTCTTTGCTTCCCCTGTACCTACTCTAAGAAGTTTGCTAATAACTTGGTCGGCGTGTTTACCACCACAACGCCAGCAGACGAATTTGTTCCCGATCGTATCGTATCCCAAATGATATCCAGGATTACCAGTACAAAACGGACATTCCACATTCACCCAACCTTCGCGGGCGTGTTTGTGTCCCTCCGTTACGAAACGGATGTTGTGGTCACGGTACAGTTGTTCGATGTTCATTTTATTATGCTATTAATTTGCAGACGAACTAACTCTTCTTTAACAAATGCGTTGTGTAGCTTTTGAGCATCGATCAATTCAATAAATTCTTCCTTTATATGACAGGTAAAATTAATTTCTCCGTGAATCAATTGCACCGTGACTTCCCCTACTTTTTCTTTCAAGTTAAAAATGGGAACAGTCTCTCCACAGTATCTTACAACTATTGCAAAATCATCTGTTGTGTTGCTTTCCGCGTATTGCGGGGGGTAAAGTTTTTTCATGCTATTCTATTTATTATCGTTTGTAATTCTAATGTCGTTTCCCTTACACCACCATCCAACACCAAATCCGATGTCTGTTGTTTACCGTACAAGGTTTTCAACATCCTACGTTCAACCGTGTCGCGGCTTACCAGTAAATGAACCATCACTTTCTTATCCTGCGTTATACGGTGAACACGGTCTATGGCTTGTGCCAATTCATCTGGGTTCCAGGGGAACTCAAACAAGGCTATATGACTGGCAGCTGTTAAAGTTAAACCAATTCCGGCAGCCTTCACATTTCCTACTAATAGGCGATATTTTTTATTGGTTTGAAATTGTTTTTCAATTTGTGCTTTTTGTTTGGCACTTGTACCACCTGCTATCAGTAATGCCTTACTCTTAAAGTGCTCGTATATTTTACGGACAAAGGGTTTGTGAATACCAAACACACATAGCTTTTCACCACTTTCAAGAAACTCCGCAATCCAAGCAATGCACTGGTCTAACTTACCATTGACACACAACTGTCTGAGGTGTTCCATTTGGGTAAGGGCATTAGCCTTTTCAGTAGCCTGTTTTTTCATGGCATCTAACTTCACGTGGTCAATGGTAACGCAACCAATCTTATCATCATAGAATTGTTGCAGATACCGCTTGACCTTCCCCTCCACCATGTTCTCTAGGAAAGTCAAGTATCTTTGTTCAGCCATATCATAATCCCCACGACCATCGATATCGAACTGGGTTAAACTATATTGCTTATCAGGTAGGTCTTTAAGCACATCTTTCTTTAACCTACGTATAAGAATCTTCTCTTTCAGTATGTTGTGTAACTCCTGTGCGTTAGATACACCATCGAAGTCCCACCCAAACCCGTTATGCTTGGGTCCGCAATACCTGTGTTTGTACTTCCATTCGTTGGTGAAGATGTAGGGGTTAATGATTTTCAGTGGTATGAACATATCCAGAACTTTCCCTGTACTCAGCGTCCCTGTTAACCCCAAACGATATCGGATGTTACGGGTAATATTCAAAGCGGCGTTTGTACGCTTAACAGGGGACTTCTTTGTCCCCTTATTCTTTAAGTAATGCAGTTCATCGATAACAACTAATTCAAAGGGAATATGAACTAACTGGCGTTCCCAGTAATGGAGAATATCATAATTGATAATAAATATCCCCGATGGATGTACTGGGTAAGGTGTACGTCCTTCCAAAATGGTTATGTCTGTCTCACCAATCCAATGTCTAACCTCGTCAGCCCATTTATATTTCATCAAACCTGGACATACGATTAACATAGGTCTAAACCGTTTGTTCAACTGGGCATAGGCGAGGGCTTGGACTGTCTTACCCAAACCCATTTCATCACCCAGTATAGCACGCCCTTGAAACAGGTTAATCAACTGCACGCCTTCATTTTGGAATGGTAGTAGTGTACCACCCAACCCCTCAATCTGTAGTTTACCCAGTTTCCTCTCTTGGCGTTTGTATACATTATTAGCCCATTGCCGCAGATTGAATTTAAACTTGTATTTGAGTTTCTTTTTGAGGTGAAAACAGTTGTCCAGGTTTAACGGTACAATCCAACAATTTTCCCGCTTATACCAGTAAGAACCATTGATAGCCTTAATATCACAAATGTCATTCATATTGTAATCAAAGTCACAACGAATGCACTCCTCGTTATATTGTCCTATATAGACGCTCGCTACTTTTGTGGTCCGCCGTGACATCTTGCTAACATTGCTGCAGGGTGTTCTACCCTGTTTAATTCTCTGCGTTTTCTTTCGTACTTAGACATCCCTGTCTGTCGATAATTCTCCATCGCCTTCTTGCGACGCTTTTCAATTGTGTTCCTCTTAGCCATTTGTTTTTAAATAGATTCTGATTAGAAATATGATAAACATAGTAAGCATGTATATCAAGATAATTCTTTTAAATAGTTTATTTGGATTTGTTGACATATTTTTCTATATTAAATTGATAAGTAACTAAAGTAGAATCAAATCTAGTATGACACATTTCTTCTTCCGCTTTGCAGAAAGGAAACGTTCCCTCAGCACGTACACGCCATTTTCCATTGCGCTTAACCAATAGGGCGGCTTCTCCCGTACATTGTACGACTCTTTGGTACACAACACCCATCATCTTGTCAAATTGTATTAGAGAGATTGGTGTGGGTTCCAACCATTGGTCAAGCGTATCCGTGCCATGTTTTACTTCACAATAGCCCGTTGAACTATCAACAATGAATACAAAGTTACGTGCAT